GATACTTATGCTTATCGATTGGTATCTTAATAAGATGGCTGATTCGGGAGAAAGTGGAATATCGTTTGATTCCCATACAAGGAATGGAATGCGAATACTTATGCAATTTAAAAAGGAAGACGAACAATGACGAAACTATTGATTATTATAGCGGTCTTAATGTTCTTTATAGCCTTAACATTAGGGCTGATTAGTCGCGCATTGTACAGTATCGATGAAACATTAAAACATAAATAATCATGAGAGAAATACTTTACAGAGGCAAATGCATCTACAACGGCGAATGGGTCTATGGAAACCTTATGCAAGGAAGCACCAGTGTTTGTATTTCACAGTTTTTGACAACGGACACATTACACCGTGTTGACCCAGATACCGTCGGGCAGTACACGGGGTTGACCGACAAAAATAACACAAAGATTTTTGAGGGCGACATTTTGCGATACCCTCCAGAAAACAGAATAGAGGTAAATAATTACGTGTCGTATGAAGTGTTTTGGCATGATAATGATTGTGCTGATAGGCATATCGGTTGGCAGATGAACAGACACCATTACCACGGTAATGTTTGCGGTACAATTAACGACTTTACCACTTGTCTGCCTAAGTACACTAAAAAAATGATAATCGTCGGCAATATTTTTGATTTGAAAGGAGACGAGATATGAAAGACCAATTCGGATTTGAAGGCTGTTTGATGAGTGCTACCACAGAGTACGCGCACAGCCAAAATGACGATGACTTCAACGTCATCGTTGAGATTTCGTGCAAAGACGGCAGGGCAGATGCAAACGTAATTAACAACGACATCATTAACGGCTACGTCCTGTCGGCTATCAGTACGGTGTGCCACACCTCTCAGCCGGAGAGATTCGTAGAACACAACAAGATAGCAGTCCGTATCGCTCGGCTGGCGGCTTCATTAGCAATGAAAGGAGGCAAACAATGAGCGGAGGAAAATTTGAATATGCTCAGGACCATTTCAACACATTCTACATTATTCCTTTCGCCGAGCAGCTGAAACGGTTTGAGGAACACAGGCTCCTCGAAGAGGATAAGGTTGACCCGGACGATTGGGAGCAGAACTATGCAAGGTCCCTGAGCGAAGAGACGATGAAAGAATACCGCAAAGGCTTAATCATCATGCGGGCTGCATTTGCGTATGCAAACAGAATAGACCGTCTGGAGTGCAGCGACGATGGCGAGGACAGCTTCCATAAGAGGCTCCAAGAGGACATCGAGATTGCCATGATTGCCGAGCGCAACATTACCAACCAGTTCGTTGTCCCGGAAGGAAAGGTTATCAAAGTGTACGACGCCCGGTCGCAGTTCTGTCGCTGCATTTATGCTGTTGGCTTTGACAGCGAGGGTTACGAAGAGTGGAAGACTATCTACACCATCGAGACAAAGGAGGGGCACCGGAGAAAGCACCATGCCGACAGGATGATAAAATACCTCAAAGAGGACTTCTATGGAAGGCTCGGAAGTACAGCGACTCTCAACGATGCGTCTAAAGCATTGATGCAAAAACACAAAATTGAGGTGTTCGATGGCGACAATCCTCTCACGAAAAAGCTCGAAGAGGAGTCTTGGTGTGAAAAATTTACCGCCACAATGCCCTCAGACACAATGTTTAACCAAAAATCTTGAAGAAAACGCGAAAAAATTTATTCGTGTATCAAAAATTATTCGTACTTTTGCATCCGAAATGAAACAGAAATCAGAAATAGAGAAAGCGGTCAGCGCCCACTTCAAGGTGGATGCCGCCGACCTGTACAAGAAGGGTAAGTACACCTATCCCTACGACGGCGCCCGTAGCGCCCTGATGTGGTTGCTGTACTCCAACGGAGTCAAGAGCTACGTCCTGTCCGAGCTGTTCGGCATTACCGACAGGCAGGTCCAGATTATCTGCGCCAGAGCCTGTGTCGCCCTCAAATCGGACACCAAATTCAAGGAAGACATCGAAAAAATTAACCAACAATTAAACAGCTAATATTATGGCAGATGACAAAAAGGCTGTAGCCGTAAAAAAAGATGTGGGTACGCAGGTCCTCGACAGAGTAAACCAACTGTGTGAAGCCGGTTTTGTTCTCCCGGCAGACTACTCAGCAACCAATGCCGTAAAAGCGAGTATGCTCGTCTTACAAGAAACGGTGGATAAAAACAAAAAGCCGGCTCTGGAGGTTTGCACCCCAGTATCGGTTCAGAAGAGTCTATTCTCAATGGTGGTTCAGGGTCTTGACGTTAGTCGAGGTCAAGGGTTTTTTATCGTAAGAGGCGACAAACTTACCTTTATGCCATCATATTTTGGGAATATGCTTCAAGTTCGTCGCTTTTACCCCAAGTGGACCCCTATCGCCCATACCATCCGCGAAGGTGATGAGTTTGAGTACAGCATTGACCCGGGAACCGGCAAGATGCGCCTCGAAAAACATGTGCAGAAACTTGAAAACCTCGATAAGGATTTTATAGGTGCATACATCTATATTCCTTGCGCAGACGGTACTCAGGAGTTGTATGTTATGACGAAGAAACAGATTATGACTGCATGGAGCCAGTCGAGCAACACACAACTTACTGTGCATAAAAAGTTCGATGAGAAAATGGCACTCCGTACTGTTATTAACAGCGGATGCCGTAAGGTGCTTAATTCAACACCCAATCCTGTTGGTTCCAATGTGGAAGATGATGACCCCAGCAATTTCACCGACCCCGTTGGCGACAACGGTGAGGAGTTTACCGACTTTGAGGAGGTCCAGACCAATGCCAAAGACAATCCTGACAACGCACAGCCGGCTACAGATGCAGCTCCCGCCGAAGCTCCTGCCGCCGGCGAGGTCCCCGAAGAGTACAAAATTTAATAACCTATAAGACATGACAGTTATGTTACCGCAACCGTTAATGACATCCGATGAGTTCGGTGGCCGCTTCTGCGCCAGCAAGTATGCAAGACCCTACCGCTACAAAAGCCGTAATGCCCGCACAAACAACCGGACAAACAACAAGAAGAAGCTCCGTTCAGTTAGAGCAATTTAGGTGTTCCACGACCTATCACATTCAAAAAAAAGCCTAGGTGGTCCGGAAAGTAATTTAATCCCCTGAGGGGAGTTGGTAAAACGACGTCTAACGTCTCATGTGGGTTCGACTCCCATCTTTCCGGCAAAAATGCCCTCGTAGTTCAGTTGGTTAGACCGTTACCAACGGACATGTGGATAAAAGTCGCTGGTTCGAGTCCAGTCGAGGGCCAAAATATAAAAAACAATGGAAGACAACGAAGTAAGAGAATACAAGAAAGCACAGAAATTCTACTTCAACGAGGAAGGAAAGCTCGTTGTAGAGTCGAAGAAAGGTGTCTGGGTTGACGGTGAGCAGCACGTCAAGATGTACGGCAACTTTGTCTGCAACGCCAAGACTATGGGAATGGTTATCCAGCAGCTCAAAGGCATTAAGGTTGCTGTCGGCGCCAAGGAAACCGTGCGATACTCCCACGACGATGTAGTTGACAGCATCCTCCATGTGCATGACCACACCATAGAGCATTACTGCATCCTCGGTGTCGATGATGATGCCGTGGAAGAGTATTGCGAGAAACTCGCCATTGACAGATACACATCGGAAGAAATCAAGAGGGCCAAAAAAGAGAATGAAGAGAGCATTAAGAAACTGACCTACATAAAGAACAAAATCGAAGCATACAACACTATGCCTTGGATTAAACGTATTTTTCACAAAATCAAATATTAACAATTAAAACAGTTTATTATGTTAGACAAAGAACTTGGAAAAGAGTACCCCATTGAACGCCGTGCGGAGTACTTGAACGACAACTGCGACGCTACGCAGGAAATTACCTACACCCGCCAGCTGACCTCCGAGGAACTGGCTGAGTGCCGTGAAAAACTCACAGATGCCAGTATCAAGCTGGCCGACATCGCCGAAGAGAAAAAACTCGCTATGGATACATTCAAGGAAGAGGCCAAGCCCTACGAGGAAATCCGCACCAAACAGATTAAGAACCTCAAACACAAATCCGAGGTCGTAACCGGTCTGTGCTACAAGTTCATCGACGAAGAGACCCGCATGGTTGGCTTCTACAATAAAGAAGGCGACCTCGTTGACAGCCGTCCGGCTTTCGCTGACGAGTTGCAGCGTAACATCTTCCAAGCTGCCCGCAAGACCGGCACAAACAACTAATGTTTTAATGTGTTAATGCAGCATCTTGTTTGTCAATATCTAACCACTCAATTTCATGTCTGACTTTCGCAAACAATGGAACGACGCTTGCAAGGCGGCAGGATTGAAACCGATAACCAACGATACGGCTGCTCGTATCATGGCTATTATCTACGAGTTCGACCGCGAAGACATAACGCATTGCGACAAACTACTCGAAGACGTAAGATACATACAAGATACTTATGAACTATACGGGGGGTGCTTGTCCTGATTACGTAATATCAGAGTTAATAAAGAAATACGTCAAGGAGATTGAGGACAACGGCTGCGAGCCTACCGAGTGGGCAAAGAAACTGATGGTTGAGAACTACAACATAAAACTTTGAAATATGAAGAATTTTCTAATAAAGCAAATTACTGTATATTTCTGTCAAGACCAATATGATTTAACAGAAATACTGGGTGATAGTATTCAAGTTTACGGTAATAAGGTTTTTGTATCATGTCTTGACCCCGATAATGATGTTTTAGAAGATATGATAGGAAGTGTAGTTCATGTAACAATTACTGCTAAACAAAAAGAACAAATAGCCACTGCTGGACAAATACACATAGTCAACGATAGAGCAAAAATGCGTCTTTTTACGCCAGAAATTCCGAGCAATGAATTTGGTCTTAGACCGCATCTTGTTTTTGAATTTAAAAAACCATTAATAATTGATGAAGATGACTGACGAAGAAATTAAAGTACTTGCTGAAAAGACTAAAAAAGAAAAGTACTGCCTCAAATTCAATAATTGTTGGGAATGTCCTCTTTTTAAACAATATGGACAAAGTAGCGAATGCCTTGACTCTAAGTACAGAGGTAGTTTTTATACGAAAATTTTCTTAGACGGCTTCAAGGCGGCAATGGAACTTGTTAAAAACAGAGTCGCCGTGATTCGGAGTTTGTACGATAACAATAATGACATTAGTTACGAAGAGGGCGGGAAGGATGCATTGGATGATGTAATACAAGAAATAAAACGATAATATGACAGACCAAGAAAGATTACAAGCATTGATTGAGTACGCGGACAAACATCCTGAACTAAAAAGGCTTATAGCAGAAGAATACTTTGTCTCCGTTATGAAACACCTAATCGGTTCTCACTTTTGGCTTTTAGGAATATGAGTATGACAAAAATTATAACAATCAATTCAAGCTCACAAGGGAACGGATACATCCTCGAAAGCGGCGGGCAGTCGCTCATTCTTGAACTTGGATGCAGGATGATGGACTACACTTTGGAGACTAAAGACGCATTCAATACCATAAAAGGCTGTGTGTCATCACATTGTCACTCTGACCATCTTAACAAATCCACCGCAAAAGAGTTCATCAGAAGAGGTATCCCCGTGTTCGTAGGCGAAAAGGTCTACGAGGAATTATTGAAAGAGGGCTCAATTAGGGGTATAAAACCCCTCCCAATAGCTCAAAAAACGTTCATCGGAGGATTTACCATCCAACCATTTGAAATCGCCCACAACGTGCCAAATTACGGCTTCCTGATAGAAGCTCCGTCCGGGGAGAGAATAGTGTTCGTAACCGACGCCATAGAATGCAAGTATCGCTTCAAAGACATCGACTGCATCATGGTCGAGTGCAACCACGACGATGACACCCTCCTCGACAACCTCGCAGAGAACGAGGTTAGCCCCAGCCACCCAGAAAACCACCTCGGCTTGTCGGACTGTATCGCCTTCTGCAAGGCCAACATGAACCCTCACCTCAAACAAGTAATCCTGATACACCTCAGCCACCAAAACATCAACGAAAGTTACGCCCATACAGAGGTACAGGCGGCGCTCCCCGGTGTTCCCGTTGCTGTGGCCCATCCCGATGACAGATTTATCATTGAAAACGACAAATTCTAAAAAAAAATGAGTGTTTATTACAAGGCATTTGCCACTTTTGAGACAACAGATTTATATGGTGTTAAACATACACACGATATAGAATCACGTGAAATTGATTATCCAAATGAATCTGACTGCATTAAATATATTAAAGAGTGGATAATCTCTAACAGAAGATTACCTATCGTCCACGGTATGGGGGATAAGTGCTATCCAGAAATGAAGGATTGCAAAATATACAAGATAACTAAAGAGTGTATTGACTTTGACCTTCAAGAATATTTCAAGACATTGGACGAGCCAAAAGTAAGACACTATAATCCACAAACACATCAATATGATGACTGATAACCTTGAAAAATACATATACGAAGAACTCACAAACAACGAAAGCAAAGAGGTTGTTGGATTTAAGGTAAGATTTGACTCATGCAATTAAAAATCGACAAAAAGTATATAAAAAACAGCATATCCGTTTGGTGGTATTATTACGGAGAAATAGTAGGTTCTATATTAGCTGTTTTGATTGGACTTGGACTTGGGGTTTTAGTAAGTTTTATAATTTATAAATTCGCTTAAAATAATGCGCCAGAATCTACTATCCGAATATCTGTACGACCTCCTTAACGAAATGCAGGCCGAGAAGGCAAAGAGCACCCATGTCCCGAACATGGTTACGAAAGATGAATTGTTTGGCACCATAGACAAGGAGGTCAAGGAGATACTTAACCAGTGGTTCCGCGAGAAGAAAATCAAGGTTCACAAGACCATCCATGCGCCGATACAGGATTTTGTAGAACTGGTAAAAGACGAAAAGTAATGTCTTGGAATAACTACAATACAAGGAATAAGTACGGAAACCATCAGGTTACAGTTGATGGTGTACGCTATGACTCCAAAGATGAGAGCCGCAGACATGCGTTCCTCAAACTCTTGGAACAAGCTGGCGACATCACCAACCTGCGATACCACGTCAACTTTGAACTCATCCCGGCCATCACCAGAGAAGAGGTCGTACACCTCAAAACCAAAGACAAGGTGGTTACAAAGACCGTACAGACGGCCCGGTACTATGAAGCAGACTTTGTGTACACCGTAACCAAGACCGGGGAAGATGTGGTCGAGGATTTCAAAGGGTTCGAGACCGACCTGTTCAAATTCAAAGCCGCACTCTTTTTCTACATCTACAAGAAGCAGATACGCATTGTGAAATATGTTAATGAAGACGTTTACTAATGGCAAACAAGACTCAAAAACGACAGGCAGAACGCCATAAGAAAGAGGTTCAGGCACAGCGACAGATGCTTGAAAACCTCGACCAGAATCAGGTCAACCAGCTCGAAAACTACGCCACGTTCCAGATTCTCTATGTGAACGATGCCGCCTATAACTGCTGCAAGTTCCTCGGCAAAGAGCTTGAAACTATACCCTACAAGACCAAGAATGTCCGCAAAGTCTATGGCGCCCTGATGAAACGCTGGGCCGCCTATCAGGAGTTTGTGGAAAGCACAGGCATTGACCAAAACAGCGTCGCCAACCTGTTCTCCGAAATGGACGAATACATGGACGACCGTATAATCAAACTCCAGAAAGCCATTCAGGAGGTTCTTGAACGCGAAAACGTACCCCACGCCCATTGGATTGCAAGTTGCGAGACAGCAATGACCGTCTGCGACTATGCGACAGAAATATCGAAGTCCATCATCGAGAGGCTTGTGAAGGTGTCGAAGCGTGTAACATGGCTCATCCCGCTCATCGTTGCGGAGCCGGCACGAGTAATGGCGAGTATGGCAGACATGGTACAGCAAATCCACGTCAGGGCCGAGATTAACCTGAATAACGAGGAGAAGGTGCAGATTGCCTTCCGGCAGCTCAACAAAGCCTTCTGCGACCCAAACAATTTCAAGAGAGCACAGGCCACAGCTGACGAAGAAAACGCCGCCGAGGGTAGAATGACAATAATGTAATTTATTAACAATTAAATATCAAATCTTATGGCAAATTACAATTTTAGACTTGACTTGTCGAAACTCAGCGGTTTCGGCAAAACCACCCTCACCGGGAAGTCTGGTAATCCCAAACGCTGCATCGTTATCCCCATCGAGGAGAATCAAATTTTTGAAGGCGAGAAGGGTTGTTACCTCGACATTGCTTGCTTCGAGACTCCGGGTAACGAATACGGCACTCACCGTTGCGTCCGCTCCAAATCCCAGAAAGAGCAGGAGCATGAGAAACAGACCGGTGAACGTATCAACACCCCCATCCTCGGCAACCTCAAAGAGTTCGGTGGAACAAAACCCGCTGAAGAATACACAGCCGCTGGCGCCGCACCCGCCCAACGTCCTGCCGCAGCAGCTCCCGCCCCTGCCACTCAGATGCCGGCTGGACAAGACGAAAATGATTTACCCTTTTAGTAATCAGTAACTTATGACGGACGAACAACTTTACGCTCACGCAAAACAACAGGAGCCGAAGGTTCAATCGGTTCTCAGCAATCTGGCAGATGCCATGCTGGAACTTGACATGGTACATGAGGATGGCAGATGCACAGCTGCCTACATCGACTATGACGAGCAGGATATGCTCAACGCAGCCACCATAATGTACTCCGTCTGCGGTAATTATGCCATCAAGCATGGTCTTTTGAATGAGTACAACACAGAGGAGAAAATCAACGCCTTCCGCGAAATGGTGAAAGAAACCTTCGGCCTCGATACCATTCAGGAGGTGAAAGTCTCTATCATGTTGAGTCAAATCAGGAACGCACAGAGGGAGAAAAAATAATGGCACACTTTGTTGGCAAGCTCGACTTCAACGCCCTTGTTGGGACAAAGATTCTAGAGATAGAGCAGGATGGCAATATCGAAAAAGGAATCTTTGTCCCTATAGCGGCAAATGGTATCGTACAATGGGGGAACGAACTGCAGTTGTGGTTCCGGGCATTTGCATACAGGAACCCCAAGGCAAGGTTCACACACTTCCTGATGAAATTCATCCCCCGTGAAGCGGTAAGAAAGCTGTCTGCCGCACAGCTCGAAGCCTTTGCCAACCACCAAATAGGAGGCATGATAAAGGTGGATTCAAAAACAGACTCCCATCCGCAGGAAATGAACACAGACGCTTTTATTCAAAACAACATTTAATCCATTCACCAACAAATTTCAAGCATTATGACAAAGCAAGAAATCATTGATGCCGTCAGCCAGCGCACCGGCGTCGAAAAAACCGCTACCCGCGTCGTCCTCGACGAAGCAATCAGCGTCATCCGCGAAAACCTCTGCAAGGGTAACGCAATCTACATCCGTGGCCTGTTCACTCTGGCCCCGAAGAAACGTGCCGAGAAGATTGGCCAGAACATCAGTAAGAAACAGGCCATCATCTTGCCGGCACACTACGCGCCCCACGCCAAGTTCTCGAAAGAGGTCATCCGCAAGATGAAGAAGCTGCCTATTCAGGGTTAAGCAATGGCATGACGATTGGGGATGTGTGGACCGACACCCTGGCCACCACATCAGGCACCATGTCGGAAAACGGCATCCCCAATAACGTCGCCATGTCTAACGCAGTATTAACAAGGCAGCGCTGCAATATGGCAAGCAGCTCATCTTCATCCGTGGTCTTGGAAACCGCAATCACACTCTCACCTTGTTCGTAGTTGTACCGAACAAGGTGAATGTTTTTATACCCGCAGCCGACCTTCTCCACAAACTCCTCTGTCAGGTCGTAGTCCGACAGCAGCTCATCCAGCTTCTCCGCATCGTCGGTGTCGCAGTCCAACAAAAGAGTGACTACCCAAGCGTAATTGTGCAAAATAACATTTCGTGCTATCATACCTCAAACGTTTTTGCAAAAATACTACCGGATATTGCCAAATACTATGTAATACATTACTCACACTAAACCATTAACATAGAAAATATTAGCAAATATTGATGAAAATATCTTTTCCTGTTTCAAGATATTTGCGTATCTTTGCACCAAATTTCGACACCTGTGATAACCCAAGAAGACATAGTTAGGACCATAGAGGCTTACTACAATGTAAGATACAAAGATATACTGGCCAAATTCAACCAGAACTACCCGGACAACATCGCCAAGGATATGGTAATCTATATGTACCGCAACGTGCTGCACATGAAGATTGTAACAATAGCGGCAGAGTTTGGTATGACAGCCCGGAACATAAGCTACAGACTCCAGCACTCAACACCCAAGATTAAGGGCAAAGGCAAACTGGCGAAAGACTACAAAGACTTGATGGAAATTCTTAATAGTTAAATACAAACCAATATGTTATCAGAGTACGAACAGAGACTTCTCGCTGATGCCTTGGATAAGGCCCAGCTGACGAAGCTGCCCGCCAAAATGGACCCGGAAAACTTCATCTGGATTGAAGGCATCGGCAAAATCAAACTTATTGACGGCAGTTACGGCTTCGGCATTGTGAAACGTAACCCGGACCTGACCTACACCGTTACCTACATCAACGGCGCTACGTCGCCCATCCTGCATGTGGAGGAGGTGTACCCTTACATTAAAATCGACAAATCCAACATCAAGAAGTTCGCCGACAAGGAAGACCGCGACGGTCGCATCAGCTATCTCCAGTCGCTTCACCTTCCCTACGAAATCGACTTCGAGAACGCCAGTGTCGCAGACCTTAACAGAGAAATTGTCAAGGCCGCAGTATTTCAGCAACTCAACGCAATGGAGGAATAAACCATGACAGACAGTATTATCCATTTAAGAGAGAGACTCGTGGAGTTGAGCAAAGACCCCATCGAGACCCGGAAGCTCCTCGACCAGCTCACCGAGGAAGAAATCGACAACGCGAATATCAAGAGTCCATTCCATGTCGGCGAGAAGGATATTGAAGACACGAAGGACTTGCAGTTCGCTAAAGTCCACAAGACCAAGAACGGCTACCTGCTCCACTACCACGGAGGCTACAGCGTCCTCGTTGACGAGAAGCTGATGAACACTTGTGGAGCAATGCAGCTGCTCATGGACGGCAAGATTGACCCGCTTCCTGAGGGCCTTACGCAGGAGGATGTCGAGACATGGAACGGCGCTGTGGAAATGGTGTTCCGTCTTCCTATGTTCATATTCAGCAATTTTGACGCCACCATCACCATCGCCGATGTCGCTTCGAGATACATGCTGCTGTTGCAGAAGATGGGCGAGGTGCCGACTCCAGACACCGAGAACCCGGAGTACGACAAGTTCATCGTCGGCATGAACGAGCTGATGGAGAACTTCGCCGCCGGGCTGGAGAAACAAGGTAAAGAATACGAAAAACGCATGGGCTATGGCAAAGGGCAAATCGAGAGCCAAGGTGAGAACCAAGGCCAAGGTGAAGGCAAAGCCGAATAGAACGGCTCACAACACCATCATTGAGAAGGCTGTTGTAGTGAAAACAGAAATGAAGCAAAAATGAGCAAATTCTTAATCAGAATCACGGTAATTCTTGTGGCCACATACTTAATACTGTGCTACATTCTATCTGTAACTGCCGGTATTGATATTTGGCACCAGACCTACTACCTGCTGTTTGAATTATGCCTGTGTCTTTGCATATCGAAGCAGGGAGTATATCATTGCAAGTATATCAAGTGGACGGCCTACGGCATCCTGCTGTCGGACACCATCGTCTGCATAGATAACTTATTTGATGTATTCCCTGTTAATTTCATGGTATTCGTCCCGGCCATTATAATCGCCGTTGGACTGAGTACAACAACCATTCTTGCTATTGACCATTACATTAAAGTAAAGAGATTGAAGAAAATATGGGAACCGAAACTAAAGGAAAAGAAAAGCCCGCGATATTGAAGTACCTGCGCTCTCTCCTCCTACACGCGGTCAAAATGATTGACAACGACGAGTGCAGCGAGGCAGACGCAATGTCGATGATAAGCAGATTCAATGCCGAGAGTAAGGGGTTCTACGACAAGACCTCTCTCTTGAACTACGACGAGGCAATGGAAATGCTCGGCATCAGGAACAGAAACAAGTTCAAAGACATCTGCCGACTCCACTGTATCGAGCAAGTGAAACTGAACAATATGAGCGTAGGCTTCAAGAGAACGGAAATCGAAGACTTGGCCTACCAGCTGAGAAAAGAAAACGGGACCGATTGAGTCCCGTTTTCCGTTAAAGTAGGAGGATATATTGAATATCAAGAAAAGGGTCTAGTGAGGTCTGGTGTAGCCGTTAAGGTTCTGCATGTGGACCGTCAGCTCGGCATAGGGATTGCTTCCGTGCCAGCGCTCCTCTCCCACCTTCAACTCATTCGTTACTATGAAGTCAAACTCCCGGTTGCGGGCGTTGTCCCAATAGCGGTGTACACCCTTGCGGACATACTCGAAGAAATTGTGGATGATGTTCTCTCTCTCGACCGGGGTGCCGACGACAAGGAATGTCATCGTAACCTCCGTGCCCTCGTTGGCGTAGTTGTTGTCGTCCGGCAGGAAATACCGCTTGCGGTCGCTGTCGGCATACTCCTCGGTATAGACATTCTTGGTCTTCCCGATGTTGTTGATTCCATCTGCTTTCTCGTACAACAGGCCGGGGAAATACTCCTCGATGTCGATAACATTCTGGCCCGGAATGTCGATACGCTGGAAATAGTGGTTATACTGTGAGCTTCTTCCCATGACTTATTCCTCCTCTGGATTAGGTTCAAATTCATTGACGATGGTTTTGGCAAGCTGCTTGGCATACTTGCAATACTCCTGCATGGCGTTGTACTCGGCAACAATCTCGGAGTCGCGGTTACTGAGCCATGATGACATCGCCTGACGCAGTTTGTTGAAATTCTGCGTAGTCTGCAAAAGGTTAATCAGGACAGACACGTCCGTTTCCATCAGGTAGTTGTTCACTATGGCTTGCATCTGGTCGAAACTGTAGTGAGCATAAATGATGGCACTCACAATGCTGCCGTAGTCAACAATACCAATCGGCATTGTAATTTCTGTGGCCACATAAGTGACCTGTTCGTTTTCTCCAATCTCTTGCCTGACATCGGTGTAGATTATCAGCTGCAGCTGACCACCGTTGTTCCTAGTCAAGTACGTAGGAGGACATTCTTGCCCTCTCCATTCTGTCTTTCTCATATCTTAATTCTCCTATTGTGTATTGTCTTCTGAGTTTAACAACGTGTTTATTTGTTTTTAAGTACGCAAATTTGTAAAATTTATTGTACGACAACAGAATTTTCATTCGCTTGGCATACCCATTCGGTCAAAAGAGCCATCGCCACAGCTGTCTGCGCCTGAACGATATTCTCCACAACGAGTTTAACGTCAGTCTGTAACGCCGTGTTCTTTGGAACATTCTCAAAAGTTTCGAGTGCCCAGAAGTGTAATGTCTCTAGGTGACGATACAACGATGACTGCTCTGCCTTCACAAGAATTTCTCCTTTCTTTGTTTATTGTTTGATTTTCTGTTTTTAACCTTCTGGGCGGGCGAGGCGTCGAAGCTCGCCCGCCGAAGGTTTTATTATCCTAATTAAAATGCGGCCACGGGCCGGACAACGGAAGTGCTGTACTTGGGACCGCTGTCGATGCGCCCTGGACTGAAATACCCGCACCAAGCGCTGTCGCTATTAAACTCAGTGGAACTCCAGTAGTAAGAAGCCGACATTCTGGTAAACTTACCAGCGGTTACAGCATTGGCAAATATATCGCCAAAGAGTGCAGCCGCAGAAGCTTCGTAAATCGACGAACCACTGTAGCATGTCATTGACAGGAAGCACAGACGAGCAAGCTCACCGATGCTTGGCAGATACCAGTGGTGGCACTTGAATTTATCCGCGAGAGCATTATCGCTAGACACGGAAGGCTCGTAAGCAAAGCACTCAGAGGCCGCCGGATAGAGATACCGCATGTAAATATCGGTGTAGGTGTCGCCGATGGTGTTCGCAGCGAAATTCTTGATTGCCAACATCATGTCAGAAAGATTGCCACGGCTGTCATCGCTGGGCTTGAAGTAGGTATAGTTCGTATCGTCGTCAGGGTTGCTAGGCGTTCCGTTGTCGTAAGTGGTGCCCGAAAGTACGTTGTTACGATGACGGATGATGCAAGCAGTATCATAGAGGCCCTGCGGGACCATGCTCTCTGCGGTGTACATATTGTCGGAACCGAAGACGTCGCTCTTAATACTCTGGCCCATTTCGACGAGATTAAATCTACCAACAGCCGTACTGTTGCTGTATTGCTTGAAGTAGCGCTGCGGGTCGTTCTCCGGGAATCCGGGGTCGAGGTTGTTGGTGTCAATCATGTTCGCGTAGGTAGTGTACGAGGTGCCGGCAGAAGTGATGTTGCTCAGTAGAGGTACGTCCCATGGGTCTGTTGCAACACCATTAAGCATGTATTTCAGTGCGTTAGCACCTCTGGAGGCGAAACCGTTCGTTCCCTTGGAATCGCCATTTGGATAGAGGCCCCATGGTCTGCTGTTCACGTTGGCACATGCAACCATACGGCGGTCGTACCAGTCGCCGGCGCCACCATCAACCACAACTTTCTTGCAGTAGAAGCAGATGCCGATAACAGATTTCGCGACATTCAATCGGTCATCCCAAGTGCCATCGTGATACACGTAGTCACCTAGTTTGGCCTGACGGAAATAACAACGAATATCCATCGTAACAGCTGGTAGTGTGTTTCCGTTGGTAAGTGTCACAACACACTGGAGTGTGACAGTAGGACCTGAGCCACCAGACTCCACACCCATCTGCTTGCAGGTGACATTACCAAGTGCATCAACCTCGGCATAGTCGTCCGGGTCGATACCGGAACTGCCACCAGAGATAGTCCAAGCGTAAGACTTAATAGTGTTACCGCTAGCCACATTCGGGATGAGGTCGTAATGCTTCACCTCACCGACAGAACCAATGTAACCGTCACCGGTAACTTGAACAGAACCGAGCGTATTTGATTCGTAGTCAATGTAAAGTGAGTTTGACTCACTATCAACATTGCCAAACTTCTCGATGAGTTTCTTCTTCAAAGCGAAGGTAATCTGGCCGCTGGAGTTACGAACCATGTGGATACGTCCGGTAAGCGTGAGGGTGTTGACAGACAGCAGCCAATTCAGGAAGGATGCGGTTACATTTGACCAGTCAACACCAGTCAAGCTAACGTTCTGTATAACATTCTCTGACTGAGTGATATTGTAGCTGTAGCAACCCATCATAAATTCAAGAGTATTGAACTTAACAGGTGCTGCAATAGCAATACGGGTCATGCCTGAGAAGTCACCAACCGAAAGGGTTTCAAGATTCGGGCATTTGGTAATGTTGATTACCGTGAAACCGCCGGGAAGTCTAACAGTCTCCAAGGATGTTGTCTGGGGCAGACCTACCGTGGTTACATTGGTGCCACGGAGGTCAATGCTGCGCAGACGCATCAGGTTGGAGATACCACGGTCGAAAGATGTAAGTGTCGCACAGTTGCGGCAGTTAATCTCCTCAATATTGGTAGACTCACTAATATCCGCAACGCCCAGAGGGAACGTCACATCTGCGGTTGTGGCGCCAAAACACTTGAAAGAACGGAGTCGCTCAGACTTGAATGTAAGAATAGAACTAGCGTCACCATCCTTGCTACCATTACCCCAAGGACCGATATTGCCGATGTCGGTAAGCTCATTGATAAAGTGCAGGAAGATAGTGTTACCGCTAACAGCAGTACCCATACCGAGAGTGTACTGTGTACCGGCAGGAACACGAACGTTGCTCTTGACGGGAGCGTCGGACGGATTACCCATCTTCGACATCGGGTAGAGCCAAAAGTGCGGAATGATGTTGGCCGTATAAGAACCAAGATAACCACGGAACGACAGCATATCAAGCTCATAACCGGCATAACCGGCTAACATGATTATACGACGCTTAACATACTCACGCTCACTATCGTACTGGTCTCCCAACGACTGAGTGAGAGGGGCCTGTGCTGGCTGTTCCGACATGTAGAATGTAGCAGGAACCTCGTAACGGATACGCGCAGTCTCATTGTAGGCCACGGCAGGGAAGTACTTCTGAATCTTGAAGAAATACTTATCCATGCAACCCATAGGAGTGTTAGGAATCTCAGTACCATCCGGCATTGTGTCGCCGGCAGAGACAAGCCCAACCATACGGGTTAGAATAGTATTCATCATACCCTGCAACTCATTCTGACGGTCTCCGCTAACACCGAGCGTACTACCGTATGTTGCCTCCAGAGTGTTGTTCAGAGCGTTATCCTGACCGTCCCAGTACGTTCTACCAGCATCATCCGTGTCGTGTTCAAGGATGTAGTAAGGCTTGGACTGAATACCGGCATTGTTTGTCTTGAAGATAGTATCAAGGTCATCGTCATTCATTTCCATATTCGGACGAGTGAGGGTGATGTTAAGACGGTAATACGTATTCTTCGAGCGGTTATCGGTTCCAGCCCAGAGTTTCATAATCTCATGGTGGAAGAGGTGACTCTGTTTATTGAGATAGAGGTTGGAATTGACATAGGATGCAAATAGATTTGCAAGCTGAGTCTTGAATGTGGTATTCAGGCTGTCAGCGGAAACACCGCTTGTGCTAATTGTGATACCGAGAGCATTCTCCAGTGCAGTCTTGATGTTCAACGTCAGATTGCGGATACCGTTAGAGTCGGTATCGTACCACATATCCGAAGAAGTATACTCCTGCGGCTTAGTGGTGTCGGAAGTGGATGTCGCGTAAAGACAGTTGAAGTTGAGGAATGTTTTCGTACCTTGTACCAGTCGGAGACCGGCAGGAACAAATTCGCGACTCTCCTCGTTACCGTTTCTGGTATAGCGACAACGGTATAGGTCAAAACGAGAATAGCCTGAGCCGGCGCCGTTCATCCAGTAGGCTGACTTATAGTCGAAGTCGTCACTTTCAGCTGCAGTGTTCAACTCGGCCAAAGTACCATTCCAAGGCTTGATTCCAACATTGGTGAGATACAAGAAGTTGAAAATTGGCTGCCAGAGTTTCACCTGAGCTGTAGTCGGCACCTCGCTTGAAGCCTCATCACCATCCTGTACAACATGCTCCCAAGCACCCTGTCCGTCGTGAAGGTCTGCGGTGTCTCCGAAGCTGAAATTCAGGTTCTTTGCACCGGAATACATGAATGCCTCATTACTTACGGAGTAAGTGATGTCACCATTATCGATGAACGGTACGCGAGCATCACCCAGAGGGTTGTTGTTCAACGAACCTTCGAGCATACTGTCGCCAGCTGCAAGGTCGCTATCACTTACACCCCACGTCGGCTTGTCAGCCTTACCGGGGCCAAACGTCATAAGACCTTGGAATACTTTGAGGCCGTCATCGCTACCTTCCGTGCGCTGAACGAAATACAAAAACGGCTCTTCCTTTACGGTCACACGCTCGTGAGAGCTAAAGTCGGTAACACTATTTGTTACAATACTGGCATATAGGTCGTTATAAAGGTTACAAGCGCCCTCTTTGTGGCTCTGCATCGAAGAGGCATAGTTGACCTTACCAACAAGTTTCTTGCCAGCCGGGTCGGTGGTATCAAGTTTGAAGCCAAACTTTTTGCTGCTACTACCATAGGCTATAACACCATCATCATCAACGAAGACGTTTCGGAGCGTTCCATTATCGTTGTACTTGAACTCATCATGGCCACTTCCGGTTTTCTTGTCCTCTTTGAACTGGATATTCCACTCTGCATAACCCATAGCGGTGGTTCCCTGACCCTTCATTTCTATGCCATACAGTTTACCGCTGTGTTCGACATCCAGAGAGCCGTCGGCCTTATGTCGATAGATTTCGGCATATCCGTATCGCTTCTGGCTGTTGGAGTTGTTTTTGTTTACCGGGAGACCATGCCAAACGAGACAATTGTAACCAGCTGCCAGAGCCTTGTTGAAGCTAATCAGACCACCTTGCAAAATGTCGTTAGCGGACTTGAAAGCCGCACGTTCTGCACCGGTAGGAAGGACCGAGATTCTGTTTTTGATGACCTCCGCAGGACCGAGATTCGATTTGTCATTTGTGTCCTTATAAACACGGAAGCAGTAGATGTCGAGGTCACATCCAGAATCAATCTTCTTGTAGTAGGTATTGGTTGCAAATGTGGGAGCGGAAACCGCATCGATAGCCACATACTCACCATTGGAGTAGATGTAGTAGTTACCATAGTTGGTGTCCCAGTCTTCTGGCTCGGAAGGCAGGAGAAGGAATCCGGCCTGACCGAGAACAATATCACCTCCGGCGTTGATTTCGGAAGCCTCATTGGTATCAAAGGTGTATTCCTTATTGATGATACCATTGATATAGGTGCGGATGAGGGCCAGAGTCTTCGTTGTCGGCTGGTCAGTACCACGAGTGGTATCAGGATTGCTGATTGTGTAGTTATGGCAAATATTGAACACAAGATGCGTTCTGGTGTTCTCCTGCCATGATACATCGGCATTATCCCAGTTCGTCTGGTTTCCGGTCATAAAGGCACCGTTCAGCGGCTTCATGTAGAGGCCCTTCGGAGCCGCAAAGTTGCGGTTGCCGATAGTGATAACAGGGTCAGCCTCATTCGTGATGTTGCGGGCCGCAAAATCAATCTCGATTGTCAGGAAGTGACGGCTGTTGCTTGTGAATTGCGAGTACACATCGTAAGGGATGGTAATCTTACCACCAGATGCGATACGCAAGAATCGTCTACCGTCGGCACCCTGCATCCAACCATCAACGCCATCCTGCCATGCCATATTCTCGAAAGTACATCCGGAGACAACGGCATTGTCGTAGGAGTTGATGATACGCGCAGGATTACTCTCAGAATTTGAGCGCAAACCGGGATTGATGTAAAAATCTGGACCTGCAACAGCAGAGTAGTCGATAGTGTTGTCTACTTGGAAATATGCCAACTCAGCGTCGCCGACGGCCACATCATCCACTTTTGCAAACACATAGACGTCGATATAGTCACCACTAGCCTCAATACTCACGTTCTGCGAGAACGGGTATAGGGTGTTGTTCTCGGCATCTTCAATGAGCTGAGTGAGCCACACGGTCGTCTTTGTCTGGTTAGCCAGAGTAAACTCAACATCCGAAGTTTCGTTTGTTCCGAGACTTGGATTGTACATGTTCCACGAGAAGATTGTTACAGTCTCGTAGTTCGGCATCGTTGCAATCTTACTCTGCAGAGCAATCATCGGAGTAGCAGTAGACTCATCAGCCACAACGATAATTTGGTTCGTGATGTGGTTACTTTCTACCGTCTGTGTGCCATAGGTACAAGTAATCCAAGCCTCAACAGTCCTTACTCCATTGGTTCCAAAGAAGCCAATATTATTGGCCAGAGTCTCCGTGAATGTGGCGGTAATGATTTCCGTGGGCGAGTTGGATGTGATACCAGTCACATCGATTGTCCTGTTGCCACTGGCGCCAATAAATTTCACATGCAGAGCCTTCTCGACTGCGCCAAGCACAATGTATCGAGACGTAAGACTGGCGTTACTGCCATTCATAATCTTTGCATCACGATACCAAGCGGCATCACCCTCAATACGAAGTTCTAGATTAGCTTTGACAATCGTAAGAAGTTGCTGTAGAGGATTAGCGTTAATCGTATTCGTGATACGAATCTGGATGTTTTGCTCACCGTTGCTGAGGTAATCTTTCAGCGGGATGTCGGTGAATACAGTACTGTCATGCCCGACAGACTGCAGGGACCGTGAGAACAAAGTGGAAAGACCGCCAGTGGCACTAACACCATAGGCGGTAAGGGTGACAATCTGACCTGTTGGGCTATACGAAGCTTGACCTCCGCTACCCTGAGTAACAGAACTTTCCTTGTACTGTACTTGCAGAGTAACATCGCCGTCAGCGCTAAGTATGGATGCACCGCCAGAGACCTCGCTGCCGTTGTACTTAATAGTAAGAACCTGCTCATAATCGCCAAGAGCAATGGTAAGGTTTAAGTTACCATCCTTATCCGGAGTAGTAGGCTCACTACCGTTCAAGCTGACAGAAAGGATACTGCCTTGGTTTTCGATGACTGCATCAATAAGTCTGTTAAACTCATTGGCACCCAATCGACCCTGCTCGGTCATACCCTCATTTTCGATTTTGTTCTTCAAATCGGAAATGTTTGTTCTTGCCATACTGATAGGGTTTTGTTAATAAATATGTTATCGTCCGAATATCATTGGGAATGTGTATGCAAATCCCCATGTCCCCTCGTCCTGACTTGCCTGTGCAATCAGTGTAGCACCAAGGTAGAGGTAACGCAGTTCGTCTTGTGTCGTGGTTACAGCATACCAAGTTTTTCCATCGAGTGAAGGAAGGGCTTGAAACTGCTCCAAAGTGCAACGCACAACATTGGCACCGGCCACAACCTTTTGTACGAACTCAAAAGCCGGACCATGACTCTTCTTTGGCGAAAGATTGACCTCCTTCTTGGATACGTCAAACCCTATCTGCCCCGGCTTTTTGACGGAGATAGCAGGGTTGTCCTGAGACAGACCTATCTGAACATTGTTAGAAGTTTCAATCGTTATATCCATAATTACGAGCCGTAGGTGTTATAACCGCTCTCAACGAGAGTAAATGCGTGGTTTTGGCTGACAATGGAAATGTCATTCGAGCTTCCGTACTTCAATTCAATTGTGTAATCACCAGCCGGCATATTCGCACCACCTGTTACGGAAGGCAGGATTGTGAAAACATAACTACTACCGCTCGTGGTGGGGTTCGTTATTTTCTGAATCTTTGGGCTACTGGTGGGTTCTGACTGCAAATCAAGATTGTCCGGATAAACATACAGGACAGGTGACGTCATAGTTACCCCGGATTCCGGAGCGACCGTGATGTTGATTGTCTCACCCTTTTTGAATTGTCTCAATGTTGCCATATCTTATGGTATTTAATGTTTTAACCTATATTGAAGTTGGTCCACCCCTGAACACTTAGACCCTCGGAAGTTGTACAGGTGCCTTCTGTGCTTCCAGCTAACTGCGGGAATCCGTAAGAATCAAGCCAGAATTGCTCAACATAGTCACGTCCGGAAACCTCATAATAATAAGCAGGTTTACATAAGCCATGACTAGTATCGTGTGTAACTCCATTTGCGTAAGGAACAAGCCTACTTTCTACTGTCTGCTGTACCTGCAGCATATTGTTGCGTATACCTGTATTGAACGTATTGACAGTATTGACAAACTCGTCAATTTTCATTTGTTCGCGAGTGGCTTCCTTGTAATAGCTAGTCCATGCGGTTGACCAGTCGGAAGGCTCCTCTGTAAGGAGTGTATAGACACCATTCTCCAGTTTGTAGTAAGTGTTGGCTGCAAATGTGGGAGCAGACGCCCCACTAACGGCCACATATCCATAATCAACCAACTTCCTGAGAGTAGCAGATTTATCAATAAATGCTGGTGCAAATGTCTCGTTATTGTCCTCGACAAATGTTCCAGATGTGGCATCCCATCTTCTCTTGATAATACGGCCACCGCGCTTGAACGATGTTGGCAGATACACCTTCTCTCCAATACGAAGGTCTGTTCCGTTAAACAGCGTAAAGTCATCCATGGAGAAATGTCTCAAATTTAGGTCGCCAACATCTATCTCGCGTTCTTTAGCCAAATCTCTTATGGATGTACGGCTATCTCTGCTAAAGATATTTCCGCTAATAACGACATCCTCACCACGTCCAATAGTTATTCTTCTGACTCCGGCTATCTCCTCATTCAACTCTCTGCGCCAACGCCTATTGTTATTCGACGTGGCTTGCGCTTGTAGAGCAGCCTGTTGCTCAATGGATGTGCGAGAAACAGAAAGTTCCTCGTTCATTTCCACACTAATCTCAGGTAAAGCTGCATCATGCACCATTCTATAAGTGTAGTGTTTAGCGTACTGCCTGTAAATCTTATTGTTAAACGTTACATACAACACGGAATTTTCATTCAAGTTACCCTCGATGGTATCATTCTCAGCAAGATAGATGCGGCTAAACTTTATCGAGAAGTTAAACTTCTGATAATTATTGTCGTACATGTAGGCTATAATCCTACGAGACAGGTCGCGTTCGGCTCTACGGAGATATGCCTGAGGGAGCCTGATATTTGTCAAAACAAATTTATCAGCCTCATCGTCCTCCAACACCTCAGTCAAACCAGTTTTTCTGTCTGTATAGATGTGTCCCTTGGGGTCAATATAGTGGCTATAGTTGTCGTCGCCATAATCCGGCTGTGCGGACGGCATAAGGGCACCATAGGTCTCTGTATCTTTGTAGAGAGCAATCCACACAAATCCTTCCGAAGTGTCTTGCTGGCTATCAATAAACTTACCGCTCGTCATAACATCGCCCTCAAAAGCCTTCTTTGGAGAAAGCTTCAAAGAACCAACACGGCCATTAGTAACCTCTTCTGCGGTATATGTTGTTCTTTCAAAACGTCTACTTCTTGCGCTCCCTGTACTTTCTCTATCAACTAGGAACCCGGTAGTCAGTGCATTCGGATTAAAATCGACAAGTATATAACCATCGGAAGTTCCATCGGTATCGTAATGAAGACCTCTGCTAATAATGACCCTGCGCAATTCGCCGGCAGAATATAGCTTGACACCCTTGGTCTCATAAGTGGAACCTCCATACACATCATACTCCCAAATCTGAACAGGATTCTTCTTTGTATTCTCATCGACAGCAATCTTAAAGTTACAGGCTCCACAATGGCCAGTAGTCATCGAGAGTATCATTTCATCCTGCAATGCGAGGTCGAAGATATTGAACCCCATTGGACGAAGTTTGGCAAAGAAATACGGATGTTTATACTCACCACTTGTATTGCCATCTTCGTTGCTCTCCCAGATTTCGTTGTTATCAAGTTCGTCAAAAGCGAACTCTTCAACAATATCTATACGAACAAGACGATAGTATGCTGTTGTGTCACTATAAGTTGTTGATGAAGTACATTGTGTATATTGCCCATTCGACTTTATATAGAAAGTTGTTGGGTCTACATAAAAATCATCTTCTGTTGGGTAAGTACGGATGTAACTTTGCTGCCCTTTGATAGTCGGTTTTACATCATCGAACTCCTCAATATGCTCATGCGGCATTATCTGCACGTATTCATTCTCAAACTGATAATGCTTGTTGTCTGCATCCGTTCCTTTCTCCTTATACAAGGGATTCCTGACCTTTGTTCCAGTTTGGACTTCACCTATCATTGGGTCGGCTGTGCCATTAAGAAGGTCACCATTAACATAATAGTTGTGAGCATTATAGAAGCGTCTTTCGCCATCGGTTTTTATATACACTTCCGGCATCAGTCTTGGTTGTGGTGTAACGTATTTGATACGCTGAAACTCAATAGTATCAAACACGTCTGCGGTTTGATTGAGTGTTGATTCGTTCGTAATACCAAAGTCTGCGAGAGCATATTTTTTATTATTCTTATACCAACCATCAGCCAAATATCCAGTGAGACCGAATACAACATTATTGTTGACAAAAGAATCAACACTGACATCAACTTCCTCAACGGATGTAGCCGAGCGTCTTGAATCCCTCATACCATTCACCCAATCCATGTACAAACAATAGATGTCGTACCAGTCGTCCCATTGAACTCCTTTAAGCTGTAGGTTATAAGAAGATACCCAAGTATCATTGTCGCAAGTTACCTTGTATACATCATCCACACCGAGAGTCTTTGCGCCGCTACCGCCCATAAATGCGTAGGTTTCCGAGTTGGCCTCACAAAATTCCATTTCGCTGATAGCTATTCGCCTGTTTCCATCATACCAACCCATCTTTGAACCATCGGGACTGTTGTTCCAAGTCAAGTTTGGATTAGTAGAGAAGAAGCTTGGCAAATGACATGCAAAACCTCCAGTACATAAATCAGATATAACGGTAGCTATAGCAAGTAGACCCAAACCCATAGCCAATGCTCCATTAAGGTTTCCAAAGCCAAAAGTATCTATCCATCCGCAGATTCTATTTTTTGCAGGATAATAGTATTTTGTAACAGATGTTACAGGTGTTGGGCCTGTACCAGAGAATGTTATGTTTATAATTAGGTGGTAATCTCCTGCCGTCAAAGTCCCGCTACCTCCGTTTATTAAGAATGCGTTTCCGGATGCAGTAACATTCGTTGTGCCTTTAAATAGATAGTATGTTATTGATGATTCCGATAGGTCATTTAACGAAAAACCATCAGACTTCACTCTCGCATCATACGACAAAGTAAAATCGTAACACAGTCTTGCCGATGTCTCATCCACATAAGATGTGTATGTAGAGAATTTACTGACAAGACTTGCTTTCTTGTTTACAGAGCATATCTTTTTACCAAACTGGAATACGTCACCAATTCTGTTTTTTAAGAATTTCTCATACCTAACGGACTCTGCAACAGAAGTTCCTTCTGATGTAGGATAATTGATAGTTACAGGCTGTTCTTCCCCGTTTGTCTTATAGAGAGGTCTTATCCATCCGTCAGCGTTTGGATTGGGGTAATACCAAGGTATATTCTCTTCACTACCGACACCCGTTATACGGGTAATAATCTTATCGGTAGTATTGGTCTTTTCTTTCGACAATAGGGCGTCTTCAACACCGTAGTCGAAAGGATGCGTGGTAGTAGGAATACCATCGCTGTCGCGGGTGTAATCACCTTCTCCGGAAGCGGCTGTGGCATCCCAATCGGCAAAGTCGTGTTGGCAGTCGGCTACCATAATGATGGTATCACCAGTAAAGTCGCCATTGGAGTCGGTATCGCGATAGATGTAGTATTGCAGCTCAAATGTATCATGGAACTGTTGCAGGGCCTCGTGGATGGTGTTATTCTCGAAGGTAATGAGTTTCTCCTCGGAAGTGGTCATAACGCCCTTCTTATCCTTACCGATGAGGCACTTATAGCCAGACAGACGCGGGTCGCCGTCGGTAATAACATCGTAACCGCTATCGGAAGGACCAACGTGATAGGATACAGGGTTGTCTACAAGATACACCCGATTGAGCAGATAGAGTGTGTAGTTACCACCAAAATGCTCATAGATGTTGGCATGAGGATAGTGGATATAAGTCTGCATTTCGCCGGGAACGATAGGATACGGGTCGGATGTATCTTTCGTGCCGGTATAGGTTCCAAGACCCACGGAGTTAAACTCCTCGTATGTCAGGTAGCTCCCCGGAGTGACGCCGGACCTCAAAGCAATCGTCGCCAGACCGCTTCTCAGCAAGCTGGCATTGATGCGCTTCGCAAGCTCGGTGATGTCGCCGTAGAAGCTGAATTGTGCGCTCTCTGAGATAGGCTTCGAGGAAACGAACGGCTGCACAACGTCGTACAGATATACGCGCTCCAAAACGGCCCTCTCGGACACAAAATCGATGTCGTATTTGTATCGGGCATCCTCATTAGATTTGCTCGACGTAGGAATCTGTTTCAGGTAAAAGTTCTCGCCATTGAAGCTCACATGGCATTCCTGTTGCCACAGGGATTCGAGAGTGACGTCATTTCCGTCGGCATCCTTGTCGGCGAACCACATGACACCCTGAGCGGTTATGGTAGGCGCAGGCCCCATGCGGGTAGCGTCATAGGTAAAGTCAAAGATTTCGAGAGGTTTTCCAAGATAGGGGAACTCGCGGTCCACAACCTCATGGTACTCGTACTGGTTTGTGGCAGGATTCAGCCACACACGCTTATAAACACCCTCGTGCTTGTATATCACGTTGATGTTGTCCGGACTGACGGCAGGAAGGGTAGTTACTGTCGTTGCGTCGCTGTCTTTAATAGGAACCAATACGGTTAAAAACCTCTCCTTCATATTATGTTACCTTTCTTTTCAACTTGAAGTACAGGCATATACCTGTAATTATAATCGCAGCAATGAAACACCATCCAAGGCCAATCATCGTCTTCTGGAACCAGTTAAGTTCCTTCTCCACATACTCCACTTTCGCCTTCTCTTCGAGCTTTTTCTCCAGTTCAGAGACCTTACTCTTGTAGTAGGACTCCATCACCTTGTACTGCTCATCCTGCATATAAATGTAGTGGGTGAGCTTCTCGACCTCATTCTCATGCACAACGCCATTGGTATCGACATACACGGTCTTCTCGACAAGGCGGTCAATGCTGTCATAGCGGACCTCCTTAATCTTCGTAGTGTCATGGATGAAGACATTGGTCGTGTCATGGACTGCCAAAGTGTCAGTCACAATCTGGACCTCCTTGACAGAACGGCAAGAGACCGTACTGATGGCCAGACAAATCAATGCTGCCACCAGTACGGCTTTTCTCAAACCGCTAACCAATAAAAAACTATTATGACATGAAAGAAAACCGTTTCGCATACTATCCTTCCTTTTTGAAACCGTTTCTGACGAGGAAGTCTTGGTACTCGCCATTAGCAAACTTAACAAGATGGCTTTGCTCATCGGCCTGTCTCTTTTGTTCCTGCAAGATATTATCTTGTACTTTAGCCATTCTGACTTGTTCCTCGGCTAACTTTTTCTGCTCTGCCGCTATTGCATCGACACGTTTTATAATGTCCTCATTATCAGTTCCGTTTTTCTGCGCAGCTTTCAGTGTTTCTTCCTGTAAGTCTTGCATTTTTTGGAACATTTCTGCGGACTTCTGCATGAACAAATCACCAAGATTGATTTGCTCTGTCTGTGCGTTTGCGTTCGATACTTTGACCTCGTTTTCTTTGAGTTCCTTGTTCTGTTTCCAGAACCGAATCATAGCAATAATGCTAAGGATTGATGTCACTGAAAGGACGTCGATAATGATTGTTTGCCACCACATTGCGTTTGTTTATTTTAAGTGTTAGTTGAACCTATTTCGCTGCAAAAATACAACTTTTTCTCGGTTCTGCAAAAATAATATTTCAACCTCTGTTAGTCGCAAACCGTAATCTTCACTACATCACCACGTTTGATGGCTTCGTCGCACATCGTAGTGAGCTTCCGAACGTACTTTTCGCAGTTGACAAGACCGCCTTTAATCTTGTTTTCTCCGATAAGTATGCAGCCGGCAGAGTGACCTGCATTGGCACCACCATGGATGAGGATTCCGGTGAATCCGGGAACATCATGCAGAAGCGGAAAGTTTTTACGGTGCTTGGGCCAGAAGTACACTGACACCTTGTAAGTGCCATAGGGGATGGCTGTCTGTGCATACACTTTGATTTTCTTGATTTGCGAGAGGGTCATGTCGGAACGCAAACCACGGTCGCGGTCTTCGCAGGTCTCGCAGAAATGCTCACCATTCACAAGCATTTCGCCAATCGTGTAAGTTTCTTTCTTGTACTTACGGATAACTTTGATTTCCATTGTATTGAGTTTTAGTTGTTAAACACCTTTATACCAAGACCTCCCTGCGGATGGCCACTCCTTGTAACATTGTCAAGCAGATTGTGGATGGCCTCGGTGTGCTGCGCTATTATCTGTAACTGCTGCAACTGAGGATTGGTTGCGGAGCCGCCGGCGCCAAGAATATTGGCAATACGCTCGACATTTCCATCAATGTTTGCCGTGTACATCCTGACACTGTTCCAGTACGCTTCGAGGATATTTGCCTGTTCCTCGGTCATGCCCTGTATGCCGGCTGCAAGGCCGCTGAGAGAGCCTTCTCCGTTACCAAGGTCCCACATTCCGGCCAACTCCTCCAAAGCCTCGGAGATAAGCGGAGCCTGAGTTGCAAACTCATCCCGGATAGCTTGTAGTTCTGCCATGGTAACAGCTACACCGCCCTCACTACTCTCGTTGACCGATTCGTCAATCATGCGGAAGGTACGCTCCAGCATGGCTCCGGCAATACGCATCGTGGCCTGTTTCACAAACCACTCCTGCAAGAACTCGTCAAAATGTTCCTGCAATGCCTCCAGACCGTCGCCGGTTTCAAGGAAGGCATCCTTCCATGCAGATACAAATTCCTCGGCAGCACTACGGTAGTTGACCTCACCGAGACCACCAAACACCTCGATACGCTTCTGCTCCAGTTCCTCCAGTTCGTCGTATGCCTCTTGGATGGAGTCGCCATACTCGCGGATTTTGTCCTCATCAGTGTTCTTTTTGGAGTTTTCGGCGTTACGCTGGGCCTCCAGAGCCTCTATCTGCTGCTTGATATTCTCTACCTGCTGATTGTAGGTGTCGATATAGGACATCGTGGTCCAAGTCTTCTCAATAGCCTTCTCCAGACGCTCGTATGCGGATTTTAGTTCGTCAATCTTCTTCTGTTGATTCTCAATTTCCTTCTCATATCCGGCATCGTGAAGTTTGGATATTGCGGTAATCGCAGTCAAGACAAGCTGAATGGCCTTTGCAATAAGTCCGATGATGCCCATGGCGGAATTGATGGCCTCACCAGTTGCCGTAAACCCTGTAACGAGGGTGGGTATCATTTCGAGGGCCTGAACAATCACATCGACCATAGTGGAGCCAAACTCCTTCCAGCCCTCCGTAAGTGCATTGGTCTCGCCTCCGAGGGCTTCGTATGTGTCCATGAACGCGGAACCCATACTAGCGACACTCTTTATTGTGCTACCTAACTGAGCATTAAATTCATGCCAAGCCATAGCCCATTCTTTAGACATTTTCTTGGCATCTTTCATCTTTTGTAACGCCCCTTTGGTCGTATCCTTCTTTGTTACGGCGGCTTGTCTGTTAGAGCCAATATTTTGAGCTGTCACACCGGTAGTTTGGCCTACAGTTACTTCTCCACCTTGAATAAGGGTTCGACCCTGAGAGGATAGTCCCTGCTCGGCTTGGTCGTATTCGATTCTCGCCTGTTTTGCCAACTGATATAATGCTATTTCACTACTCAGCTGTGCTATTTTTTGCTGTCTGACAGCGAGGCTTTCAAGCAAATTCTTATACTCCTGCTCGTCAATTTCTGCGCCTTGCTGCTTCAAATCGCGCAGAGTCTCATATCGGTCCTGCTCTTTCTCTAATGGGTCAAGTACAAGCTGGATATTGTCAATTTCTTCCTGTAAACCAGCAACATCATAATCTTCGATTGTACCACCAAGGCCAATCATTGACTGCTCTGCGGCCCGCTTTTTGTTATTGTAGGTGGTTATCTCGCCAATCAGCTTGTCATATATGGTGATTTCTTCTTCCAGTTGAGCAAGCTCTCTTGTCTTCTTAACAATTAAACCATCAATCTCTTTTTCGGCCTCTTTCCAAGTTTTTGCATTGATACCAAACTCTTGTCGATTTTCTTCATTCTGATAAAAGTTACGAAAACCTGCACGATTGTCTCTCATGGCTGACATGGGGTCCATCTGACGACGAGCCTCCATAACCTTTTGTCTGGCATTGATAGCCTCTTTTAAGGCACGGGGCGAAAGGTCTTCCGGGTGAGCAAGTATCTCGTTCAACTTATCAAGCATGATTTGAGAATACTCTGCCGGGATGGACGTCAGGTCGTCCATCATTTCCTCATAGAAGTCACTTTCCTTAAACGATTTCCAAGACAAGTCACGCAGAGCATTTTCATACTCCTGCTTCATGTTGGTAAGGATAGCCGTCTGCTGGTCCTCTGTGAAAGCCCTACTACTTCTAACCTCAACAACTTTCTTTGTATATTCCATTTCGAGTTTTGCTCGTTCACTCAACTCTTTTTCAAGATACTTGGAATACTCTTTCGCCTTGTCTCTACGCTCTTTATATATTTGATTTTCAACCTTCTTTGACCACTGCAAGTATGCCTCTATATCATCTTGGTCCCAAGTGCCCTTAGCAATCTGCTTATCAGCAAAAGCAGACATAGCAGCTTGCATATCGCCAAGAGAGGTAAAATCTACATTCAGCCAGTCTTTTGCAGCCTGAGCAGAAATATCCATTCCTTGAAGCGTAACGGTAAGCTCGTAATCAGAGAACATTTGCTCCATCTGTTTCTTGAAATCGTCACGCATCTGGACCTGTAATTCCACCCCGGCTTCAACTTTCCATGATGCCATTTCCTTCTCAAATTTCTTGCGAACCTCCTCAGCATTCTTACCGAACTGCCCCCACATCTTGTGACCGTCAAGGTAATCATACACCTGCTGCAAAGCTGCTGCCACACCGCCTTTTGAGGTGATGTCAAGCTTATTCCAGTCAACCATGGTAAACGCCTTGTCGAGAGCGAACCCACCACCCTTCGTGGCCTTCATTATGTCTTTGAATGACTCTTTGAAAACCTCCATAACGGTTTCCTGAGACTTAGCAAAACCATACGCTGATTTTGACAGCTTCCCATACTCACTGTTCATGGTTTTGAGCAAAGAAATCAGACTATCAATGGACTTATATGTCTTATTCTTGTCTTCAAGACCATCACCCTTTGTAGGAGAAGTGTAGGAAGCAAAGAAATCGTAATATTCATCCTTTATTTCCTGCATCTGGCGAGACAGCATATTCCTGACAAACGGGTCTTTCTCCGACATCATCTGGAATGTAATTTCCATGATTCTCCGAGCCTTATCTGCACCAAAAATATATTCGTTGAGGATGTCGTTCCACACCTTCTTGTTCTCGTCGGTCAGGGCTTGTCCGTTTTTCTCCAAGAATGTTCTAATGGTTTCGTTTACGTCAACAGTATTAGTTTCGACCATTTCCCTGAGACGGGAGCCGTTAGCTTTTAGATACTCAGCAAAATTACCATTGTAGGTTTCCTGAATCAATTTTTGCTCGTTATCCAGTGCCCTAACACCAAGTTCAAAGCTCCCGATAAGCTCTTTTACTATGGCATCAGATTCTTTTTTAAACTCCCTTGTTTCCTGTACATCTGTATCAATAAGTGGTAGGCCGGCGACAGCTCCAAGATTGCTGGATTCGATTGCGAAATGTCTCAAATTCATCAATCTATTCTGTAATTCCTGTACTTTTTTTGCACTGTCAGGGTTAGACAAATTTTTTTGTGCCTCATTCAACGCCTCCCTGTAAGCCTTATTTAACTCAGTAGTTTTGCCTACAATTACAGCTTGAACTTCACCAACTATCTGGTTGTATTCGTTGACGGCATTTAAAATGTCGTCAGTATTTATACCGAGTAATCTTTCTACTATCGGGTTTTCGTCTTTGTTTATCTCACCTCTAAGTAGTTTCAGTTTAAGTTGCTGCTGAGAAATTTGTATCTTCTTTCTCCATTCATCCAGCTTCTCAAAATACTGCCTTGTATCAGTCTCAAACGGGTCGTCAGTAATAGACTTCTGTTTTAACTGTTCATTCAGTCGTATTTGCTCCCGCAAAGATTCGTTATGAGCTTCAATACGCTGCGTAAGAATAACCTCACCGTTAGCCTGTTGTTCTATACCCTCGACCAATTCCGGATATTCCTTGCGTAGGGCACTGAGGACCTTCAAATTCTCTTCTCTGGCATTCTTAATGTCCTCTTCCTTACTCTTCGCATCCTTTAATATGCCGTTATTTCTCTCGACGGTATTCTGATACTCATACATCTTCTGCTGGGCATCGTATAGAGTGATGGATTGTTCATCAATCTCATCATTGAAGTCCTTCATGCGCTTTGTAGCCATGAAAAGCTCCGTTGCGGCGGCGGCTACGGCGGCGATTGCCAAAGCAACCCAATTCGCCTTCAATCCCTTTCCTAGACTCTTGAACGCATTAGCTAAACGGAGAGTGCTTTTGGTTGCAGCATTGGCAGCGTATGCCGTAGATGTAAGTGCCCGGACAACATTCGTCGCTTTAAAGGCGATAATGGCTATTACAGAAGATTCTATTGCCGTTACCCAAGTCCTCCAGTTTCGCACAATACTCAACACCATATTGGTGATTCCCCTTATCAATCCTTGGTCAGATTTACCAAGTTCATTCATAGCCTGTTGCCAAGTGTCTTTGATTTTGTTAATCTGGCCCTGCACGGTGTTGGATAACTCCTGTTGCATGTGGTAGAACGTACCACCCTCGTCTGTCATACGCTTGAATATGGCCTCGACATCTTCAAACTTCACCATTCGTTTCTGAACCATTTCCATAACCTGAGCGGTAGAAATCATTTCTCCTCTCGTTATTGACAGATAATCAGCTAATTCTCCAAGGATATTCACACCAGCCTCGGTAAACTGACGAATTTCAGAAGCGCGGAGGTAGTTTGCTGCTTTCACCTGACCGTAAGCAAGGATGAGGCGTTGCATATCGACACCAAGACCGGCAGACACATCGGCCAATCTCTTTGTGGTGTCAAATATCTTGTCATTCTCAATCCTATAAGCTGCAAGCTGCTTGACGTAACTGGTAAGTTGTCTCGCTGTGAAAGGCGAGTTGACTGCAAGATTCATTGTTTTTTCCCAGATGAGATTTGCCTTCTCTTGGTTGCCAATGATGTTTCTCAGAGCAACCTCTGTCTTTTCAAATTCTCCTCGAATCTGAACAACGTTTCTTAAAAAGCCGCCTATTTGACGGAATCCAAAATATGCAGTTAATCCCTGCAATAAATCAGCCAGACCTCTATTCAGACGACTGCTTGCAGAAGCTCCTCTTGTCTGCTCAGTATTGAACGCAGCAAGAGCCTTCTGGCCTTTCTCGAACGCACGGGCTAATCTCTCGGCGAACACCTGAGTCGTCTGCTGGCCACGGTTGACGCTGGCCAACACGGAGGCCCAAGCACCGGATGCAGAGTTGAGCTGACGGAACAACTTGTCTAGGCGCTGTAAGCTGGCCGGGTCTTTCGTCTGAGCCTTCAAATTCTTTATCTCTTTTTCGAGAGTACGGAGCTTTGCGGCAGTCGTATTTGCTCCCGTCTGCAAAGAGTTCCAAGCCTGTTGCATCTTGGTCGCATCACCAGTGGAAGCGGCCCTCTGGAAACGTTCGTATCGCTGCATCATCGTGGAGAGCGACTGGTCGGCACTCTTAATCCACTTGTCAAGGTTTTTTATTCCGTCGGAAACATTGTCTGCCATAGCGGTATGTTTTTATTCGTTTGGAAACTGTATTTTGACCCCAAGGTCGTTGTTCAAATCCTGCACACTCTTCCCCTTCGTGTTTACTACTTGTCCTTTTCTTCTCTCTATCTCTTTCTTGGATAAACAGACAGAATGAGTGTTATCCATCCCCATTATTTTTATCATCGGTATGCTGTACTTCCATTGATACTCCTCTATTGTCATATATGGGTTGTATTTCAGGAAGTCCACCATTTCTCCAATTTCGCTGACGGAGCGGATTATTTCGCTTCTGCTCTCTTCATCTTCGTCCTCGTCCTCTTCTTCTCCGTCACCTGAGCTCTGAATATCTGGAGCATACCCAGAGCTTCCATAAAAAAAGACACATCAACCATCTGGATGCAGTCCCAGAGTATCTTGATAAGCTCCTCCTTATTGGCGTTCCACATAATAGTGTCATAGGTGCGCTTGAAGAGCTTGCTGTACCCTTGATTGGGGTCGCCGTTCTGGTAGATGCGGTTCTTGTCGTTCAACAGGGCCAGCGTAACGACCGTAACGGTGGCCGGCATGGTAGCTGCCAGACCTAGGATTGAGTTCTCGTAGGTGGCAGACTCCATTTCCTTGATTTTTCTCACCTCATCGACTATGAGATACTGAGTGCCGAAACGGAGAGGGCGCATTTCCCACTCCGTTCCTGCAAACTTCTCTATCGAAGGAGCGTCCGCGATAATGGCCGCGAGTCTGTTCTGGGCCTCCTCGCTGACGAACAAGTCCTTGTTCTTTTGTTCTTTAAGGCGTTGCTTAACGTCTGATTTTGCTTTTACTAAAGGCATCTAGTTAAAGTTTTAATTCAGGTGCAAAGATACGAAGAATTTTGCACTTGTCAGAAACTAAATTACAGCCACAGCCGGATTGTCGTCCGACACGACGATGTTGTGGCCGCAACAATCCTGATTACCAGTCGTCGCGGGATTAGGGCTGTCAAAGACAGTTTCTCCGTCCTCCTCGGACCTATGGTTGAGAACTATGACTCGATAGGTCTGCGGGGCGAACAAAACGGGCACATTCGGCGTATAGACATTCGTGCCGGCAATATTGTCCGCAAGAGGCATCAAAGTACACACGGTATGGCCCTGCGACTGAGAGGAAGACTGGATGATACCGCACCGGCTGGAGAACAACGTGCCGCTTACATTCCCCTGCGAACCTCTAGTTTTCATCTGCTGCAGAAGAAGCTTGCTATTCAGAAGCACCTTCGGCAGCCAGACGTCGGGTGTGCCAGTGTCGGAAAACCTGACCATAATCAGGGCGTACAGAGTCTCGTATTCCGGACGCAAGGCTGCGGCGCCATAGGTGTCGTTTGTATAGGCCATGAACAACGCTTTCAGCACGGAGTTTTGAAGGTCCAAGCACTGAGCCGTGAACTTCCATTCCCCGGTCGTTACGTTCTTGACGAGAGCCTCGTTGGTAAACTCATTCTCTTTCGTCTGGGTGTCACCATCGCTCTGCTCCAGAGTGATACTGTCGCCGATGATGGCCGACAGGTCGTAAAGGTTCTGGCCCAACACATACTGCGACAACGTGGTGTCGTAGCGATACGGAAGCACAAAGAGATTTCTTGCGTTTTTCAGCAACTTCCGTCCTGTTTTTGTCCTTATTATTGGCATGATACTCGTTTTTGTTTTAAGAAAGAAAGGGAGAAGGTACTCGACCTCTCCCTTTCCCTGATAATGAGACGTTAAGTCAACCTACGACTAGGCTGCGTCGGCGTGGACGTCGGTCAGATAGACCGGCGAGCTGGACGTCGAGCCAGTGCCGGGAACATAAGCGGCCTTACCGTTGGTGCTGTCGTTGGGGAGGTACAGCATCGGGGTGTCGGCGGCATTGGCGGCACTGTAGGTAATGGCTGTCGAGGGGGCTTGGGTGCCAGCGTCAGGAAGGGCACCAACGACAACTTCCTTCGAGAGGATGGTGCCGGCGAGTTCGCCACGGGCGATGTCGGTGCGCATGTTCTCCAGAGTTGCCTTGGAGTTCATCTTGACGTAAGGCAGCACTAGGTCCACGTCGTCGAACTTGATGCGAATCATAACGTAGAGGTCCCCGTACTCGGACGGGAACACCACGGCGTCATTGACAGTCTTGCAGCCGAAGAGGGCCAGCATGATGTCGTTCTGGAAGTCGAGGCACTGGCAGGCGAAGTTCATCTTACCCATCTTGACGTTCTCGTCGAGGGCGGTGTCGCCAAACTCCCAAGGAATTTCAGTGCGGTCGGGGTCATCAGCAGTGATACTCAGGGTGTCACCCACGATGTCATGGATGTCGTAGGTGGTCTCACCGAGCAGACCTTCGGAGGTGTACGGGGTGACGAACATACCCTTGGCGTCCTGAAAACGACGCTGACCAGTGTTGAGGTGTTTAAGAGTTGCACTCATTGTTAATCCTTTCTGTATTTAAGTTGTTAATTTACTTTGTGATTGTCAAATTGAAATGGACGAAATTGGTATGCCATCCGATGTTATTGTCGTAATCTGCGGCATTTGCAATCCGTTCTATGGAATAGTGGTCATTGTGAGCGGTATCAAGCACATCACATAGTTTTGTTTCTAACTGTGCCATTACCGGAACATTTTTTGAGCCGTCTGCATTGGGTCTCGCATACAATATAACGTACACGGTTCCCCAGCTATACGTCCCATTGTCGTTCAACGGCATATCACAGTCTATAAGTACCATATCGTTCCAAGACTCTCCTATCGAAGAAGGGAGTGTCCCTGCGAAAACGTGGTCTGATACAGCACTGTAGAGGATGCTGTACAGGTACTCTTCGACCTTTGATGTGTTTGCGTATCTATTAACCTCTCTCATATTACATTGAATATCTGACCTTCATATCCAGTTCTGGAAAGAATATATCCATATCTCAAATTGCCACTGTGTTTTCTCCCGGTCATTTCTCGCAATGCGTTTGCTATATTCCAGACCATTGCATACAAGACTCTCTTGTTGAAACCCTTGTATCGTCTGTCTGGATAAGCTCCTTTTGCTTCAAAACGGGCCGCCGCATAGTGAGCAACGACCAAAACGACAGTCCATCCTTTCGGGTCTATCGGCAACTTACTCTTGTTGTGCAAAAGGAAATTGCGGATGTTTCCCAATCTGGCGTATTCATTGTGAGCGGCTGGCGTCCCAACAGAGTTTGAAAGCAGGAGATTGTTATGGTAGATGCCGAATCCGATTGAATTATTCACCTCCTCGATTATCGACCGCAATTCTCCATATCTTTCAATGGACTTGTTGATTTGAGTATTGATGTCAGCGTCGCTTTTTCCTTGATTTACCAAGGCGTTCTGCTTTGCAATCAACCTCTCCTCTCTCCGGTCTGCTGCCTTTGTCAAAGAGGCGTAATTCGGTATTTTACTACCAGACATAAGCCCTCTTATCCATTTCACCAGCGTTTCACGAATGACTTTGTTTAATTGCTCGTTTGTGAGTCCCTTGATTGTAACTCCTAAGTTTTTGCGAAGACGCCATCTGATGGACGAGACCAAGCTCTCGTCATACAGATACCCAAGAGGTATGCAGCAATAGATACCACCATATTGATACTTGCTCATACGTCGGTAGCCTCCACTCTTGCAAGATAACCACGGCAACGGTGCGGCACCACGTCGCTCCCTCGCTCGGTATAGTTGTCGAAAGGTCCCAGCTGAGACGGGAATACGCCTATAACCTTGCCGGAAACAAGCAACCCGTACTGGTAGCCCTTGAACATGTGTCCTCGCTGGACCGGGATTTCCGTGGTGTCGCTATCGAAAGGAACGTACACACCATAGACGGCTTTCGCAGTCGCCGTGGCGCGGAAATTAGACTCTTCCTGAATGTCACACACCACCTCGGCGATTACAACCTCAGTCTCTACCTGTTGGGAGAGGGGCTTGGTTTTGTCTATCGTGGATTTGTAAAACTTACCGGTAAACGGAAAGTCTTGAAGTTCGTCCCTGTCGATGTATGCCATGATTCTGTTTGTTAGATGTCGTTACGGAAGAAAACGTGTGCAGAGTTGTCAGGCAGCTCTTCGAGCTTTTCATCCTCGTACTGACTGTAGATGTTGTACAAGTAGTTGTAAATCTCCTCCTTGTTGTACATCGTCTGGGAGCCAACGCCTTTCTTGAAGCTGCCGTGTGCTTGGTCAAAGCTGGCCCAGACAGTCGGCGAGAGATAGGCGGTGAGCAGAAGGTCTGCGGTAATGAGGTCGCGCTGACGCTTCGTCAGTTGCGCATAGGCGGTTACTTGGTCAACTCCCCTCTCCAAGGCGATGCGTGTAAGCACCGCCTTGTCGAAGGTGAAGCCGGTAAGACCGCTCATGTACTGTAAGATGTCAAACTCTATAGCAGCCATAATCGTCTATTCCTTTTTTTGAGTTTACTTGGTGTACCAGTTTCCGTTAGCACTGGCCGAGCCGGTGTTCAGGATGAAGTGGAACAGGAACTCATCGAGAGACGGGGTGCTCGAATAGATGTAACGAGTACGGTATTCGAGGTCGCGACCGTTGGGCCAGATGGTGTTGTTCAGGTAGCCAAGACCCATCAGAGCAGGGACGTAGAAGTCCTTGATGGCGGGGTTGGAATACTTGTCGTCGAACCACTGAGCGTCGATGATGTCGGTGTGACGAATCAAACCGGCGCGGCCAAGAGGACGGAGGGTGGCAACACCAGTCTTCCAGCCGTGGACGATACCTTCAAAGGCGTCGTACTGAGCGGAGTCGTGGATGAAGAGGGTGCAGTTCTTGATGCGGCTGTTCAGCATAGCCAGAATGTCAGCATCCTCGAAAGTCATGCCGGCAGTTGCAAAGTTGAACTGGTCGGTGCTGAGGATGAGAGGATTGGCTTTCTGTGCCATCACCTGCAGAACTTCCTTGTTCTTCTTGATGTAGTTGTCCCAGATGGCCTTCGGGAGGTCGAGCTGCCACTTCCAGTTCTTACTATTGACAGTGTTAATCTGCTCGATGAGGCGGTTCATGGACTCGATGAACAGGCAGTCGAGGTCAGCCCAAGTGGTCTGGACTTCGGAGCCACCCGACAGCTTGTACACGCAAGCGCCGAGGAAGTTCTTGGCGGGGATGTCGGCCTTATGGATACCAGCGTGGATACCAGCGCCCTTGTCGTAGAAGACATAGCCGTTGGTCATCAGCTGCTCACCCATGTTGGTCAGGGTCATGTTGGCACCGTCGATGAAGCCCTGCACCTTGTCAGCGTAGCTGGCGATGAGCTGGGCGTCGTACTCGCCGTAGGTGTCGCGGAGAGCCTCGTAGCGGGCCTTCTTGTCCATCATCGTGGCCTTGGTCTCATGGAAGTGACGGGTCGTGAAGTGGGCGATAGGCACCGTGTAGCTCTTAGCGTTACCCTGCTCGACGGGCATGGAGTCGCCCAGAGGAGCACGCATGTCGGACATAACACCGTGCTCAACCTCACGCATCATGGCGGTAACGACGGCGAAGCCGTTAGAGTCATGGGCGGTGATTTCGGGGTCGATGTCAAAGTCGTCGCGCCAAGCGTCATAGTTGTTGATTTCGATGAGGTCAGGGTTGTTGAGGATTTCACTCACAACCACACGGCCTTCGGGACTCCAGATTTGGAAGAACGAAGACTCGGAAAAATCAGGATTTTTGTGCATGGTAATCTCCTTTCTTTTTTAATTAGCCTTCGAGAGTGGTTACACGGGTGTCAAGGGCTTTGATAGCTGCATCCATAGAAGCAGCCTTCTTGCCGTTGAGCTGCCAGTTGACGTGATACATTCCGGGAATGTTGCACATGTTGAGGTCGAGGACGCACTGAGGTATCGGCGACATCCTGTGAATCCACATCAGACCACCGAGAGCCGGGGTGTACTGGTAGCGGGCCTTGTAGAAGTCGGCATCGGTGACAGCGGTGATAGCACCGGTCTCACCGTCGCGGGTGACTTCGATGTCGTCGATGTTCTCGTTCTCGAAGAAATCGGCGTCGCAGTCGAACACACCGTTGATAGCCTTGACAAGCATTTTCTTGTCCGAACCAGCCTCCTCAGCCTCGACCATGATGGCGCCCTTGGCGATGGTCAGAGACGTGCTGATAGTAAGCTGCCAAACAGGGGTGGCGACACCACTGATAGTGGCAGTGGTTGCGGTGACGGCGGTCACGGTGACGGCTGTGCCGGTTCCACCAATGACGGCGGGGGCAACCATCAGGACATCGCCTACGAAGGGTTTGTGACGGAACTCGTCACGCTTGATGTAAACCGTGGTGGCTGCACTGACAGCATCAGCAACCTCAAAGGTACGGAGAATGTAAATCTCCGGGTCGAGCTTGTCGCTGCCAACTTTGGGACGATACTCCAGAAGGTCGCCGGCAAACATCTTGGTGCGGCCCTTGGGAGGATTCATCACCTTACCACCGAACTGCGGATAAACCAAATCGTCATGGTTTCCCACCAGATTGACGAAGACATTACGGGCACCTCCGATGTCACCCTTTTTCTGGATGAGACCGAGGCCACGAAAATGTCCGTTAGGAGTGATTTCTGCCATTGTTAATTGAATTTAAGTTGTTTTACTTGTTTTCTGTGGTTGATTCCACCGGGCCTCTGCGACCTGACATGTTCTTTTTGAGAGCGGCGGCGGCGGCCACGGTTGACTTCACATTGGAGTTGTCGTCATCATCGTTTCCAGTGGATTGTGGAGTAACTTTGCCGCCTTTCGCGTGGGTCTTGTTGTAGAAAGCCACATAGTCTTTGGCCTTGGCCTCGACATCGGTTTCAGCGGTAATGCTAATCTCGGAGAGGTAAGCCTCAATCCAATCCTTGTCCTTAATGCTTTCGCCCATCTTTGCGACAAGCTGCTTACGCTTCTCGGTGACGGCTTCCTCGGCATCCTTGGCGGCCAACTTCTTTTTCATCTCGGCAATCTCATCCTGCATTGCTTTCAATGTGGGGTCGTCTGTCTTGATGGATTTGTCGTCGTCGTCAGTCTTAGGAGGCTCCTTGCCGTCGAGTTTACGTTGCAGTTCTGCAATTTGGTCTTTGAGCTTCTGTGCGACTTTGGAGTTTTCGTTGTGAGCTAAGCCAATAGAGGACTTCACTGACTTCCAAGCTTTTTCAACGAAATCATTCAACTCCATTTCACTTTCTTCCCCGACGAATGCCAAGCAGTTGTCTACTGCCTCGGTAATCGTCCTCTCCAAGTCAAGTTCTTTGTCCTTGGCCGGGACTTTGGCTTTGAGTGCTTCAATAGCCTGCTGTTTGGTGAATTTCATGTGAATTTAATTTTAAGTTTTTGAACGTATTTCGGGTGCAAAAATAATAACTTTTTTCTATACAAACCAAATATTTTTCAACAATTACTTAAAGTAACACTTTAACTCGTTGACTAAAACGCGATTAAATTTATGATGATTTTTATATTTTGTTGGTTTTGTGGGCAATAAAACGCCATATTTAAAGTTGTGCTTGAAGAAAATTTTTGTCATTTTGAAAAATGTTCGTACTTTTGCACCGGATTTAATTATAGAAATTAAGGTGGCAGAAGAGCAAATAATCATTCGTCCACACGAGGGTTTCCAGCGAGCTTTCGCCCGGACAAACGTCAATGTCTGCTTCTCCGGCGGTATGCTTGGAGGCGGTAAGGCACAGCCTTTATATTCTGCCATTTGTACTCCTTTTGGTTTCCGAAAAATGGGAGACCTTAAAGTTGGTGATAAAATATCAAGTACGGATGGAGGGTACGAAACTGTTATTCAAATTTTCGAGAGAGGTGTCTTGGAAAATTACGAATTTACCTTCTCTGATGGTAGAAAAATTGAATGTGCATTAGACCATCTTTGGAAAGCGAGAAGAGTTGGAAAGAGACCGAAATGGTATAAAAAAGGTATGGATAGAGAAAATCTGTGGGAAATTATGACTACGGAAAAGGTAATATCCATTCTTGATTCAAAATACAACAACAAACTATTTATACCTCTATGTGAACCTATTGAGTTTACCAAAGGATGTCGAAATCAAGGCATAACCATCCACCCATATTTATTAGGATGCCTTCTTGGTGATGGATGTTTGTCTGAAAGGTTATATTCGCCTCAACTTACAACGGTTGATAAAGAGATAGTCGATAAAATCAAATCCATTGGGTACGACATTCACAATATTCCATCTAGTCCAAAAACATACTATATTTACGACAAAGAAGTTGTAAAAGAACTCAAACAAAAAGGACTGTGGGGTAAACATTCTTATGATAAGTTTATTCCAGAATGTTATAAAACTTCTCGCATAGAAGACAGATATGAACTTATACAGGGTCTATTCGATACTGATGGTACAGTTGACGAAAAAGGTAATATAGAGTATTATACAACCAGCAAGCAACTTTGTGATGATGTTGTTTGGATTATTCGCTCATTGGGCGGTTGGGCTTCTGTTCATGTAAAAAAGAGTAGATATACCAAAAATGGCGAAACTATTGAATGTAGGGACTGTTATAGGGTTTCTGTCAATATAAAAAACGCCACCAAGTTATTTAATTTAACAAGAAAAAGAGACAGGATAAAAACAGTAAAATATCGCGGTGGAGGTAGTGATGATGAACTTGGTGTAATATCGTACAGAAAATTACCTCCAACGGAAATGCGTTGTATTACCGTTTCTAATCCTAACAGACTTTACATTACAAACGATTTTACTGTAACTCACAACACATTCGGCGCCGCTCTCGCCACAGCCGAACCTATCCTCGACCCGAACTGGCGAGGTCTTGTCGTCAAGAACAACATCGACGACTTGAAGCGTGGTGGTGGTGTCATCGACACATTCAACAAAGAATTGTACGGCGAGTGGACCAGCCTCCGTATGTCGGAAATGCCACGACTCACTTCCCCGTATGGCTCATGGATAGACTTTGCTCATCTTGCAGACCAGAGCGTCGAGGCCATCCTGCGTCGTTTCAAGAGCAGTCAGTACGACTGGATATATTTCGACGAGCTGACAGGGTTCACTTGGGACGCCTTCAAGACTCTGCTTACCCGTAACCGTGGTAAGTCAAAATTTCCGGGCAAATGCCTCGCGACCACCAACCCTGAGAGGGAAAGCTGGATTCGCAAGTTCATCGACTGGTACATCGGCGAGGACGGCCTTATCATTCCTGAACGCGACGGCGTTGTCAGATACTTCTATGTCGTCGGAAAAACGGTTGATGAGGTTGTCTGGGGCGACAGCAAGGAAGAGGTCTATGAGCAATGCAAGTACGCAATCGACAAACAGCTGGACGGCATATTTGGATTTATGAAGGGCCGCGACAAGTGGCCGCACATGATACGCTCGTTTGTATTCTACCTCGGCAGAATGAGCGAGAATCTTGATATGCTCGAAAACAACCCGGACTACATCGGCGCCATCGCCATGTCCGGCGGCGCAGAGGCGGCCAAAATGCTGGAGGGCAACTGGAATGTATCTTCCAAAGACGAAGAGGACAATCTGGTTACTTATGAGGAAGCTTCAAGCGTATTCCTGAACGACCCGCAGAGAAACGGCGACAAGTGGATTACGGCTGACCTCGCAGACTTTGGCACCAACAACTTCCTCCAGCTGGCTTGGGACGGCCTTCATATCTTCGACATCGACATAGCTCCGTTCACTAAGCCTGTTGACAACGCCAACAGAATGAAGGCTTTTGCCAACAAACACAACATCGGTTATTCTCACATTATATTCGACGGCATCCGTGGCAGATACATCAACGACTACATCCCGGAGGCCATACCATACGAGAGCTACAAAGCCCCGATGGGAGTCAATGCCCTGCAATATGTGAAGCTGAAAGACTGTTGTTTCGGGAAACTGATATACCTGATAAAGAACGGATATATCTCATGCTCGGAAGAGGTGGCGAGAAAGCTATACACCAACGTGGCAGAGAAGCGCAAGTCCGACATCACAGTCCGGGAGGAATTTATCGAGGAAGCCCGCGTCATCCGCTACGTCGATGCTCAATCAGGAAAGAAGCGCCTGATGACCAAAAAGGAAATGAACAAGCTCCTCGGTCGAGGCCGCTCGATGGACCTGATGGACCCGTGCTCAATGCGTATGTACCCCCTGCTCGACATCCCGGACGGCTACGAGCTGGAGAACAGCCGCAAAGATATGGAAGACTATCAGGACGATATAGATAGAGGAAACAGGGTAGATATATATGATGATACTCAATTTGGTATAAGTTATGGACAATGAACAAATAAAAAACACAGTTGAGCGTTTTAAGACTGACGGCATCCGTGTCAGAGACATAGCATACATCCTGCTTTCAAAGATGTTCTCCGACACGAAGACTGCCTACCAGTGCTTGTTCGGCACGCAGGAAGGGTACAGCGACTATATCAACGACGAGTTGAGGAGTAAGCTGGAAGAATATATGACAGAAGAGGGTTACATCCGGGCCATAAGCACCGATGAGGATGACGGAAGCATCACCTTCGAGGAAAACAAATCGGCTCTTACGAAGATGATTGCCGACATCGAGCGCGATATGGAGAAGGGCGTTATCGAAAAGAAAGACGGTTATGCCAGAATCGTTGACATCCGAACCAAGTTGAACGACAAGTTCAAGGTTGAGGCGTCGAAGCGAAACAGGATGATTATCGTCGAAAAGAAATTCGATTTCATCTGCCCCCACACCAGACATGAGTGCTACCAGCTCGACAAGGAAGCCGCAATGGAAAAGTTTAACTTAATCGAAAAACCCCAATAACGATGGAAACCAGCAATAAAACAACTCAGGAGCAAATCGACGAGCTGCTTGCAAAGACAGCCGACGATGTAAAGGCGTTACTCACCGACCGTGAGAAACTCCTCAGGCGCAAGCCGTTTACCCGTGGAGGCAAAATCCAGCAAAACTACAAGAACCAGAAGCCGGTCCACCTCGGCTCGAAAATCGCCGCCAGACAGTCGTGCATCAAGAAAGAGGTCATCAGCCAAGACAGGTACATGGCCGAACTTGACCCCAACATGCACGATGTCCTGTTCGACGAGAACATTCCGAGCATCTGCGTCCGCACAGAGAACGGTGGTGTGGTAGAAATCAAGTTCGTCAAGGCCGCACAGCCGTTCCAGCAGTGCATTATGGAGAAACAGACTCTCCACATGGCCTGTCTGCCAATGAAATTTACCTTATCCGACAAGAAACCGGCAGAGAGTGTTCAAGAGGACTTTGTTACATTCAAGCACTTCTGGGACCTCCGCAATCAGGACGGCATGAAAGTCAAAATGGTGGCCACCGCCAAGTCATTCGGCGACGCCGGCCTGTTGTACTACATCGACCGCCACGGCGAAATCAAGTCGAGGCTCATCAGCTACGAGGACGGCTATGTCATCTGCTCCCACAACGACATGAATGGAGACCGTATGCTGGAGGTGGTGTACTACACATCGTCCGACGGCGAGGAACTAATCGACTGCTGGGACGATTACAATATGTACCGCATCCGGTATGTGTCCGACAACGGCGACTACGAGTTGCAGGTCATCCCACACCCGTTCGGCGAGATTCCCCTCATCACCAAGCGCACCAAGGTCGCTTGGGACAACGGCCAGACCCTCATCGAGAGCTACGAAAGACTCGACAATATCTTCAAGGTACTCCAAAACAAGTTTGGCTGGGGCCTCCTATACGTCAAGGGCCGTATCGACCAAAAAGCAAAGAAACTCGCCGGCAATATCGTCCTAAACGACACCAGCTACGAGGGTAAGGGCGACGCCAAGTTCCTCGACCCGCCCTCGCCGCAGAACTCCATCAACACTCTGGACCAAATTTTCTCCCAAATCCAGATTGCCTGTGGCACGACCTTCATCCTGCCGAAAGACATCCACACTTCAAGTGATACATCAGGTGTGGCAGTCCAAATGACTCAGAGTCTGGATATTCAGACTGCAAAAAACGGCATTGTCGAGTGGCAGAACGTCGCCGACAAGATGGTTCGCCTGTTCAAGCGCGGCCTCGCAGTCGAGCTGGTGAACAAAGACCCCAGCGACCCGTTCTACAAGCCAGACGCCATCACTGAGTTTGACAAGATGAGAATCAACGCCAGCTTCGACATCTGGCAGCCGTTCTCCGAGGCCGAGTACAACCAGATGCTCTCTACCATGAAGACCAGCGGCATCCTGTCCCAGAAGACCGCTGTCGAGGCCAACACCATCAGTCGCCCGGATGAGGTCGAGCGCATCCAGCGTGAGCAGGAAGAGTTGGCCCAGAAGGAACTCGACAAACTGGAGAAGACGGGCGCCATCAATGCAAAATACGCCTCCAAATCGAATAAAAACAACAAATACGAATAATCTACCATGAAAGAGATAAAAACGCGAGAGGAGCTGCGAGAGGCCGCAAATCAGGCCCGCTCCGTTGTCATGTTCGGTAAGGAAGACTGTTTGCATTGCTCAATCGTCCGAACCTGCGTCGAAAGCGTGGAGAAAAACTACCCGCTTCTTGGTTTCCATTTCACAGAAAGTCGGGAACTCTCCAACGCAAGGAACATCGACGCCTACCCGGTACTGGTGTTCTACGAGAACGGTATCGAACAGGGCCGGTTGATTGGAAGCAATCACACCCACAAAATCAAAGAATTGTTAAACCTTTGGATATTAAAGTAATAACCGTTTAATTTACCTTTTTATTAACAAAAACTTCACACAAATGAAAAAGTTTTTAGCGTTCCTGATGGCGTTTGCCCTCCTGCTTGGGGCGTCGTCTTGCACATCGTGCAATAAGGAGGTCAAGCAGATGGAAACTATGGTCGAGCAGGTGGTCCAATCTGACCGCCAGTACATGTGCGACCACTACGGCTGCGGCTACGTCTATTACGAGACACAGATTGTCCTCAACGAGTGGCTCGATGACGATAACTGCACCGGCACAGTTGCCAGTGTTCTCAACGTGTTCCAAATCGTTGACGGCGGCGACACAGCGTACTCACCTCATGTGTATATGTTTAAGCACACTGATAGTACGTTTACAATTAAAGTAGTCGATGACGCTTGGATGGAAGATTGCGACATGGCTAAAGACTACATTACTATTACTTACCGTCAAGCCTACAAGAACCTGATGAAAGCGAACTGCATCAAACCGCACACGAAGGACTGCGTACTCCGGAAAATGGTCGGGCCGTATGAATGTAACCCGCAGTATATCTTTGGAGGCGCCTTCGACGACTGTGTATTCGTGGATGCTATCACAGGAGAGGTCTCGCTGGATAACCCGGCATTTACGCCCCGCGAGTGAATATTCCATCTTACGGCCCATGTTGGTCGTGTAGTTAGGGAGCCGTCGGACGGCGACTCTTGAAAAGCAAGAGGCTCGACAACTTAACGCCGAGCCTCCGCTTTTTATACTAATCCTAAAACGTTTACAATATTGCCTGTGTTTGTGTTTTCTTGCTCCTGATGTAAAGAATACCCTTTTTCTGATAAGTGTCCTCAACTTGCTCCTTTGTCATATCCTTGGGCTTGTCATTGAGGTTGTAGATAATGCCCTTGCGCCCGTTCTGCTGGGCCGTGCCAAACGGCATAAAGATACGCCCAATGAGTTCCGCAGACTGTTCGGGGTCGTTGGGGTCGAAGTTGACCACCCGCTTGTCCTTGCAGCGTTCGAGGATGGGTTGAATATACGCGAACTCCTCATAAGGCAATGAATATTCGGTCCACTGGCCGTTCTCGTTCACTTTTACTTTTATTGTGTCTTCCATAATTTATTGTTATTTACTATTTTACGTTTCAATTTTTTGCCAATTTTTTCGATTTATTGACAAAAATTAAATAATACCAAAACGATTGCAATAATCAGGATGACAATACCGTCAAACAACAGGATAAGAGCATTGTCACGCCGACGTTCTTTATATCGTTGAAACGCCATATCCGTTTTTATGTAAGTTCTTCCCGATATTACGGAATTGCGTCCTATTTCTTTTTCTTTATCTGTCATGTCGTTTACTATAACATTTTTTTGAAATGACTTTCAAGAATCCACTTAATACTAATACATTGCTTTGGCGTTTGAGCATACTTCTTACCTGATGTCAACTCAAATTTCGCCCAATAATAACCATACTTATGGTACACCTCATACCAGTTACACTTGCTGGCCCCTTCTCCGTGAAATATACGGTCAACTTGCGTAAATCTATTGTTGCTCATATCTTTTCAAAATATCTTTCGCGATTTCTACAGCATCCTCAACTGAAACGGTCATAATGATGGACAAGATTGGAATCCTGCCGTGTGTTTCACTTTCGTCAATAGGAGCAAACTCAATTCCGACGCAGGAATCATTTGTATATTTCACTTTTCCTTTGGATAACGGTTTTGTACGTTCACCTTGAAATGTATTCATATTTTGTGTTTTATAATGGTTTTCAATAAGTTTTGTTCAAAACATGAAGAGATTTTTTCATCATTCCATCCATAAGCTCTTTTTATCCTGCACAACCAGTGCTGAGGTGGTTAAGAGACCCGGCATCCTCATCATAACGGACGCCGGCTGAGATTTTCAGAATTTTACTCATAATTGTCTGTTTTATTGGTTTATATTGTCTTTTTTCTTCCTTTTCGATTTTGTTTATTGTCAGCATACACCCACTTATACCCTTTGTGTGTTTTAATTCTTCCTGTACAGCATAAACAGATGGCATGTTTGCTGAATCCGGCAGACTCTGCCTCCGTCATAGAACGCCAAGTTTTTATCAATACACCGTCTAAACTATACTGATACACACTCCTTACAACTGAATTTTCCCCATAGTTTATGTTTTGAGTATGCGATAAAAGTTCCAAATTATCCGCACGGTTATTTAGTTTATTTTCATCCTTGTGGTTTACAACCAGTATTTTATTTCCGTCACCTTTTAATGTACATTCTGGCAATTCTCCTACAAATGCTGCATATACTAATCTGTGTATCTTAAACTCTTCTTTTTGTCCGTTCTTTTGCAACCTAACATAATAATAACCTCGTAAAATTCTCTTTTTTATTTCTTTTACAACACCTTTCTGATTATGATTTAAGGAACGTACATTCCCATAATTACTAACTTGATACCGTCCCTCGTAATTATGTATATCTTTCCATATTTCTTTATCCATCGTCATAGTATATATCTATTTTATCTTACTGCTAACCAAGAACGTTTCGGTTCAGACCAAAGTTTCCCTTACCGTCAACCGGCGAACAAAACTTTGTATTGTCTTCTGCTGAACCTGTCAGTCCCGGACTTTACAAGCGATTTCGCCGATGTTTGCTAATCGCAGAGGTGTTTATTCGACAATCATCGTCGTGTACGCGGAATCACCTCAACTCTCGCTTTCCCTTTACGCTGCCGTGTTGTACTGGCTCCCCTACGGCTCTCGTGTTCCTTTGGGTGGGTTCTCTTTACTCGTCTTGTGGAACACCAGCCAATATAAAAAAGTCAACCCCAGCGTAGTCGGGGTTGCAGGGGTTGAAGATGGTTTACTTGACTGGTGAAACCGAACCTAATCTGTCTTACAATCCTCGCTGACTTTCCCGACATTCAGCTTATATTGTGTTGCCTTCTTTTGGCTTGGTAGCGGGGGTCGGAATCGAACCGACGTGGACTTGGTTATGAGCCAAGGCTGGAACCGTCTCCAGTGACCCCACAATCTCTGAATCTCTTTTGATTCTAGTCGCCGAGATTGGCTTCTCACCAATGACCTGCTTGGACTCACCGTTTCCGGACTTACCAAACCGCTCTAATACCTGAGCTACTCAGCGAAGTTGCTTTCTTAACTTCTCGTACTCCGTTCTTCTGGCCATATTACCCTTTCGAGTGAAAGAACTTTCCGTTTCCGTCTCAAAAGCGATGCAAAAGTACAAACTATTTCCGATATGGCAAAATAATTTTTGAAAATATTTCGTACTTTGCTGATTTTGTGCGAGAAAATTTTTCAATCTTTCGGCACGGATGCCGGCTAATTCGACATCAGTAGGCTCAATGTATCGGCAATTTCGCCGCTTCCTGAGGCCCATCCGGGGCATGTGAACAGCGGCGGCACCTTGGAGTAACCGTTGTGGTCGCAGCTGCCGGACGAGAAATCGACAGCGCCGTCACTGTTGTTGCCATCCTTGCACATGTGCCAATGCACGCAGTCGTAGCACTTGCGGAGCGGTTCATTCGGATTGACGATGATTGGTTCTTCTGGTTTCTTTCTTGGCATGACTTATATATTTTGAGATTTGTTGTGGTTTGTAATTATTTATATATCTGTCAATTATATTCACATATTCTACATCTTCAACTTCGGTCTTGAAGTAGTGGCACACTTCAATCTTGTCTCCTTTGTGGAATGTTGTGTTGTCAAATTCCTCGTCGGTCATATTAGAAACGGTTAATTATCTTTTTTCGGCATCTTGACTCCCGGATGAGGCTTCCCGAAGGTTACGGCCCACTCGCTGTTCGACAGGCCGATATTCTCCCTCCAGTCCTTGTACATGTAGCGTTCCGGCACAAACAAGTCTCTCGGGTCGTCCTGATACGGCCCCAGAAAGCGTCCTGCGGCATCCCAGCGCAATTCCTCGCCGTCTAGGATGCCTACCACCACAGCGGCTCCGTTTGCGCCTCCTACGCGGACCTTTTTGACTACGCGACCGTCGCGGGTCTGCACCCTCATGCCGTACCTGTACGCCTCCCGGATGAACGGGTACAGGAAGATTATCGCCGTGCGGCTCCGCTGTGCGATAATCCGGTCCTCGTATGGCTCCAAGTCTATGTAGGTCTCGCTCATTTCTTTTTACCTTTGCCAATCAGGAAGTTCTCAGCATCGGTCATCAAGCCTATCTCGTCTAGGATTGCCGATACAGAGTATGAATCGTATCTTTCACGACAATCAATGTGCCACCGTATCTTGACATTTTTCCCTACACCAATCACGTTCAGTTGCTCAATCAGCTCTGGCTCAAAGGTTACCAAAAACAGTTGGGCCGAGCAATTCTGCTCATTATCAGATACCTCGACCAAACAACTTCCAAGGACCCATTCTATCCCTTTTTTTGTCATACCACGTCTCTCTAGTGGTATTCTCCTTATAGTTGCCTCGTTTTCAAAAGAGAGGAGACATTTGCCTGTAGAATCTTGTGTTATCATATTTCTTTGAATTTGAATATATATCCATGCGTTTTATTGACCTTGTTGTGACAACATTGCCATATCGAATCGTGTCTTATCCCTGTTTTTCTCTCGGCGGCTCTGATACTAGTATGTTCTTCCATAAAAATTCCATCAAGTGTATATTGCAAAACAGGTTTTATATTGTCAACACTACATATAATGCCATTACTTGTATATTTATCCACTACCTTCTTTCTACGAGTTTGTGCTTTTCTGAATAAGCAATCGTCTTTATATCTCCACTTATATCCATGAGCAGAAACATTCTTCCCATTACAGACATTTACGATGTCGCCTGTTCTTAACCCAACTTTTCTTGCGGCTTCACTGACGGACTCATATTCAGAAATAATATCGCCGTCTAACGACATCTGCATAACAGGAATACTTATCTTCTTTGACCGCCTTTCTATTGCCGTACCATAATTCACATTGTACTTCAAATCACACCATTCAAGATTTTCAACATGATTATTTAACTTATTCTCGTCTTTGTGATTTATCTGAGGTAAATTGTTTGGGTTTGGAATAAAAGCCATTGCAACAACCCTATGAACACGAACATGTTTCATTTTTGAGTCTTTGCATAATGCTATTTCAAGATACCCGTCTTTTGTTATTTTTGGCTTACGAATATTCCTGACTCCTGTTTTGTTGTAATTCAACGACGCAATATCACCATATTCAGACACCTCATAAATGCCTTCATAGCCGACAACCGGCCTCCATTCCTCGTTTATTTTATTCCCTGTTTCCATTGTTATAAAAAGTGGAAGCCATAGACCTGCTACAATCTACGGCTTCCCGCTAAAATTAGCGTTTATCTCGCACAAGGATGGTAGCAGACACCCCTGTTTTATGGTCGATACTGCTATAACGATGGTTTTGCATAATTATTGTGTCAATATCAAAAAAAATCACTCTTTGATGAAAATGACACCGCACTTGTCGCTTCTCACCGACCTCCAGCAGGACCCCAACCGAGCGTCCATTCCTTGCCGCCCTTGGTATGACCACGGCGCTCCAGCGGTATGCGCCGGACAACCCCCGTGGACTCGAATTGCAGGACTCCTCGTCCGGTATCGTCAACTTTAAGCATTGTAGACCTCCTCTTTGATTTTTTCAATATCGTCGTCATGGATATTTCCAACAACTTCAATACGACCCTCATAGTCGTCGAAATCATCCCAATACTCATCACTGTCAACCATACGGAATCCAACGATATTGAATTTGTTGGTCCAGCGAACCTCCTGAACATACACCTCTCCAGTGAGCGCTCTTGTCTTCAAGTAGTCGCCTTCAAAGATTTTCTTGCCGTTCTTGTCGTTCAGTCCGGTGTACTGGCCGACAGTCTCGCCACATACACGCGAAACACCCTTTCCTGGGACTCCAATCTCGTATTCATCATTGATGTGAAGAAGGTCGCCATACACCCATTCTCCGGACTCCTTCTTGCCTCTAAACAGAATGTCACGCATTGGCACCTCCTTCCTTGGTCGATTTGACGAAAATCACACCGTATTTGTCGCTCCTCTCGCTGAGGGCGCAGCTGCCGGTGTGAATCTTATCAACGTCGTTCTCGCAGTGCTTGGGACCGTTGAATATGCACCCGTGGCACTCGTTCACGGCGCCTTCCCGAACTACCATGAGAGTCCCCAATCCGGGGTACTTGAATTTTTCTCCTATCTGCCTTTCTTTCATGTTATTTTTTACGTTTTTTGAGTGGTTTTGGGCCAGCCTGACGCATGTGCCCTATATAGTTTTGCTGGAAACCGAGCTTCTTTCTGGCCTCGGCGACCGTCTTGTCGATTATCTGGGTGAGAAGGTGGGTGTACTTGCTCGAAGCAACCTGAGCCATCTGCGCCTTGCAGACCAAGAGGACGTTCTTCTTCGGCGTTACCGTCAGGCCGGACATCCCGAATGGCAGGAACAAACCACGGACGGGCCTTCCGGTGTCCTCGTCCTCCTTCTCGATGATTTCGGCGCCCACGATGTCCGACAGGCGGGTCGTTATGTACCAGCTGTGCCCGTCATAGACCTTCACGCCCGTAATCGGGCCTGACGAGCCTTCCTCCGGTCCGTAGGACGTCAAATCCTCGTATATGTCGCGCTCCTCGTCAGACATTGTTCTTGACTCTTACCCGGCTCATGTCGCCGGCAATGGACTTCACCGATGCGTCGCCGTAGGTTTCGATGTTCAGGCGGGCACCCGGCTCCACGGCAATCGTGGCATGGGAGTGTGGCGACAGGATGACCGACGGGTACATGTTCTTCGGCACCGTAATCTTGGCGTCCGGGCAGTCGAGAACGTACACCAGAGTGGCGTCGGCCACAATCTCGCCGTCGTGCCGGCAGTAGAACTTGCCGCTGTAGCCCTTCGGGTACTGCATGACGCGCTTGCCGTTGATGTACTCGTCAAACTCCTTCATAAACTGTTCGACGGGGAGCAGACGGAAGTCCTTTGCAGCAAGCTCGAAGAGCCACGCGCCACCGTTGGCGTCGCACAGGACTCGGAACATGTCCTCCTTGGTCTCTACTGCTCCCAGCTTGCGCATGTACGACGTGCATACCTGACCGTTGCGGGACATCAGGCTGACCCAATCCCTTATCTGCATCGTCCGTCCTCCTCGAAGATTACTTTCTTGCCGAGGAACTCGGCCCACGCGAAAGCCTTGCGGCTGCAGTCGTCATTGTGCCATCCGCACGGCATGTAGATGAACGAGCATCCGAGCATACGCCGGAAGCACCGGAACTTGCTGTCAGTCTTCTTGGGCGCCACGGTGGAGAAGCCGTAGTGGTTCTCGCGGAGAGCCACGTCCGCATTGCCGTGCCTGTCGAACAGGGTGTCGGCGATTTCGAGCTTCTTGCGCAGGTCGTCCATCAGGGCCTCGGCCATAGACGGCATGGCGATAAAGAGTTTATTGTTCTTCATATCTCAAAGAGTGTTAATTGTTTACATTCGTTTACTTCAACCTCTGGTTTAACATCAGGCGGCCTGTACGACGCACATTTGGTCGTGTCGCAGCACTCGCACAGCCAGTCGCACCAGTCCTCACAGTCTTTGGTCGATGTCGCCTTCATGGTAGAACACGGTGAGACTCCCCTCGTCGTCGCCGTTCAGCATCACGGCAAGGCCGACGCAAAAGAACACGGCAAACAGCAGGAACAACAGCAGTAGCACCGCTACAACTATCAAAAATATCTTCCAAAACATCGTATCAGTCTTTTTGTTGGTTATTATCGTATTCTATCTTCACAAACACCACCCGGCGCTCGTCGTCAACCTTGTACCACAGGCCGCCGTCTATAATCGTCAGGCCCCGCAGCATCGATGCAAAGTAGCCGGCAATCTCTCTGGAGCCGAAGCCCAACGTGCCGGCGTCCACCCACATCATCCCCGTGGCGGCTATCTTGCTGTCGTCAACCACGAACCCGGCGGTCCGCATCCACAGCGGCAGCAGCTTCATTAGCGTCGCCACCTCTATCCTCAGTGTCCCTTGGCCCATCATACCGCAGCCTCCTTCCTCCATATCTTCCCGGCATGTTTCTTCGTCTTCCCAGTGATGCAGTCCACTATCCCACGGTACGTCGCACCGACAGTATTCTCCGCGACAGCGGAGTCGAGGTCCAAAAACTCGGCCTCCAGCTCCCCGTTGAAGTTGTACATGCCGATTTTTACGCCCCCATGCCGGTATTTCCGATGGGAACCGCCCTTGTCAGACCTCTCCAAGCCGTTGATTTCGATTTTCTTATCCATGTTTACATCATAAATGTTACAATGCAAATATACACATAATTCCCAACATACCAAAAAAAAATCACACTATTTCCGCAAAAATATCAGCCAGACCACCCCAAGCTGCACCAGCTGGCCCAATATACCGCCGACGACCGTCGCGGCAAAGTCCTTCCAGTCAAAGCACCTCCACGTCCACTCCCACGGCTTCTTCCCGGTATTAGCTGCATCGTGATGACAATCCTTGGCCTCCATAGCCACTCCAACCTCAATGGCGCCCACTATGGTCCCGAACAAGGCCGCTACGAACCCGACATACACATGGTACATCCTGTTCGACTCTTTTATCCATTTACAACACATATCTATTCTAGTTTTATAGTTAATAAATTATATCCATATAACGCAGCACCACCGATTTTATTGTTCAAGTGTCAATTTAACTGACCTCACACAACTACCTGACGTATAAAATAATAAAATAAAAAAATGAAAAATAAAAATCAGAAAAAATTAAAAAATAAAAAATATCGATGGGGAGCATACCGGCGCACCACGGTTGGCGTTCGGGGGTGTACCCTTTCATTTTCAGCACTTTACAGCGTTCAGCCGGTCCGAAAATGTTAAAAAAAACGTGTTTTTCCGAAAGTGTCCGAAAGTCGTTGTACTTTTGCAACCGAAAACGAAACAAAAAGGTTTTCGAAAGTTCTTTGACACACTGGCTGGCGGGTTGAAAAAGTATGTTATTCATGAAACATTGAGGCAGTTGAAACAGCCGTAATATAGTTTATTGACACAGAAACAAACGTTGTTAGAGTTTTTGCAACTCACATTGGCATTCATGATACCGAAAGGCATGAGAGGATAAGAAACGGGAAACGTTGTGTATATTAAACGAAAATAACGATATACATTGTATATTTTGCACTGCCAATACACTAACGGCAATAACAGAAAACAAACCAGCCAACAAAATATATAAAAGTGTAAGTTATGTTTGTTGAAACAGACAGACACAACAAAACATTGCAAATTGTCAGTTATACAATTGTTTGTATGATACAACGCAAATTGCACTTACAATTGTATAACTCACTATATAGCAATAAAACATTGTCAATATACTGCATGACAAAACAAGTTGCCAGTTATGTAAGTATTGACACAACGAAAGCACAATACGTTGTATATTGTGTTAAGGTTTGGCACTTGCTATATATAGTGTACACACATATTCATGGCGCTGCATATACAACTATGCAACCGGACAATATTACACTGACAATTAGAGTGTGCGCAATGTGGAAAACATACACAACACATTCTGCAATATGTGCAAAATAGGAAAGCAAATAACGCAATTGCATTAATTGAGCCAATAACTAACTAATTGTTGCAAAAATAGTTAAGACAGGTTTGCAACACAATGTTTCACGTGAAACATTGTTGCGTTGACAGAAACGAATAACGCAAATTAGTAACTCTATATTGCCGTTGTTTGGTAATGTTTCACGTGAAACATTACGCAAATAGTTTTCGATAACACAACGGCACTAATTTATTAATAACCTTAAAATTTATAACATTATGAAACACATTGTTAAAAACGAAAAAGCAAACGAAATTGTTGTAAATATTGCAAACAACGCAATTGCAAACAATGACATTGCAAAATGTATGTTACTAAAAAACAAGTACCACCACGCAATGCAATTGCTTCGGAAACTAAACATTCAATTGTGGTTGAATGTCCGTGCAATTGCAAATGCAAACAGTAACAATTGGGGCACAAAATCATGTGGAATAACCATGATTGAGCACTGTAAATTGAGTGAATTGGAATTGAAAAATAAGGCAAAAAGCACATTACGCAATATCATGTTGAAAAAGAAATATCCCTTCACAATCGACCAGATGAAACTTACTATTGACTGCTGCACCTCAGAAGAACTGTTGCGTTGCTGCAACAATTCGCATTACAACACGGATAAACTTTTCAACCTTGTAGGCAAAAAAGCAAGCAAATACAACAAATAAACTCAACGAACAATGGGAGAATATCATGTGTACAAATACGGGTGCATTGTGTCCACATTTTGCACCCGTAGCGAGGCAATGAACTATGCCGTGAAACTTGGGTATAATAAAGAATTGCCGGACAAGTTAAACGACATTCATGTGTACAAAGAACGTGTGAATTGTCGCACGAATAGTGTAAAAATGAGGGTGAAGAATAGCCGCAATACATGGGATAAAAAAGAATTTGCCGGTACTAGGTACGGGTGTGAGTTGTGAGCGAATAGTGTGCGAGAATAATATGGCCACGGTGCGAGAAATTGCGTCGTGGTTGCTATGTACGAAAGTACGAAGTATAAACGAATAACCCGAATAGTCCGTACTATGTCCGAATTGTCGATGAATAGTCTGGGCGAATAGTGTGCCCCGAATAACTCCCGCACCCACGAATGAGAATAATACTTGTAGTATAACTGCGCACGCGACGGGACGCGGGTGCACGAGTAGTTTTATTTAACGTGCAGGTGTACGCACGTGATAGACAATTTTGTGGAATTTACAAACAATTTAATATTTTTAACAATGAAAGCAATTAAGAGATTTTTGGGCTCAGAATGGTGGGTGATGTTCACCATGATACTGTTTGCAGTGGCCGCCATTGCGCCAGTTGTATTCCAGACAATAAACAAACAAATAACATTAATGTTCCAACAAGACACCCCGACCTTTTGGGGGGTGGCTTACCTTGTCTCAATGTTTTTGTGGATAACAATCTTTTTAGGATTAGAATGGAAAGGAGGCGAACAATGAAAACGAAAGAATTGAAATTCAAATTCGATTTGAACTGCAGATGGGCAATTTACGTCCCAAGCACAATGAATGTGAATGAACACATCGACAACACGAAAGAGGTCGAGCGTGTCATTGGTGAATTGTCAGACCTCTTCGGTGGTGCAACCGCGACTCCTGCGCTTGGTGGATGGCGATGTGCCGACGGGAAAGTGGTGACGGAACAAGTTACCATCGTGTACGCATACTGCACGACCGAACAATCCGTGGCACATGCTGACGAGGTGGTAGACATCGCCAGAAGAATAGCCAGAGAGTACAAACAAGAGGCCGTAACGGTCGAGTATAACAACCAAGTCGCCTTTGTTGGCGCAGAATAAGAAATACAATGAAGACTTACAAGAATTATCAGGCGGGTCGCTACGGTGAATACGTAACGACCTTATACAACAGGAAGACCAGGTGCTACGAGTACGTCTACCACAAGACGGAGCGTGGTGCGAAGAATTTCTGGGAGCGTTATGTCGCTGGCAGCAATACCTACGACGAATACATTAGCCGTATGGCGAATTTAGTACGATTTTAATACGATAGGAAGGAGGCGAAGAATGTACGGAAATAACCTTGACCTGCCTGTGTACGATGAAATACGTCAACTATGCGACCTCTACACCGACCTTTACGATTATCAACCTTAAATCACCAATACGATGAAAATCCACATATTATGTATGAACAACGAAGGCCGAATTGTGTGCGGCATGATGACACACAACGAGAAAAAAGCCTGCGACTATGTGCGCAGGAAGAACGCACTTGGGCTGATAACGATAACCAAGAGAGGATAACGACATGGAAACATTCAACGATTTCGTCCGCGAGTGCTACCTGCAAAGTGAGCCGTCCGTGGATATTAACGAAGTAACAGAGGACAATCCTATCGACTGCTGCAAGCACAAACTCCGCATGAGCGTCTATGAGAAACTCATGGATAAACTGACCGAGGCGTTGAGGGGTAAACACGAGCCGAGCGAGGTACGCATGGCTTGCAATATGTGGTGCCTCTCCTCTGGTCCTCAACTAATCAATTAAAAACATCAAGACATGACAATACTCCCATACAAAGCAATTCAAGCATACACCGAATTACTTGATATTGTACGCAGCTTCCCATTTGAGGATATTGAAGATGTACTAACGTCCGAATTTATGGACGTTAAAGCAAACATAATCCGAAAAAATGATGAAGAACACTATATAGACGTGAACTATAAGTCAATCGCTGTTACCATTGTTCGTGATGAGAACTTTATGGCAACAATTAGTCCAACGTCTGTAGAATATTATGAAGAAGACACATGAAATAATCAATCGATAACAAACCTTAAAAATCAAAGAAAAATGGCTTCTACAAAACCTTACAACGAGAATGTAACGTACCACGATTTCATCGGTACGGACAACAAAAAGTATTCAGCGAGAGTGTACGAGTACACCCGCTACTGCTACACCACGGGCAGCCACACCGAGCGCACCGAGATTGAGGTAACGTGCGGTGAAGGTGCCGAGTATCGCACCCTGTACACGGTTACGGGCAAGTCCTCATGGCTCAACCGCCCGTGGCAGCGCTTCGACTACGACCTCAGCCGACAGAACGCCTGCGCCAAACTTCCCGAACACCTCAGCACACCTCTCCGCAACATCCTCGTTGAGGGCAAGGCTAAGGAGGAACACGAGAAGTGTGAGCGCTTCACCAATATGTTCGAGGCCGGCTGGAACGCCCTCAATGACGACACCAAGAAGAAGGTCGCCGACACCGTGGGAATGATTGAGACTCCTGCACAAGCGGATGCAGCCCTCGGACTGGTCCTGCTTGCAGGAATAATGCAGAGCTAATCAAGAACAATCAAGAATAATCAATTCAGTTATAAACAATTAAAATCCTATCAAAATGAAAAAAGAACAGAGAGAAAACATTTCCTACACCACCGTCTATGTCGCTTGCGACGGGACCGAGTTCACCAACGAGGCCGAGTGCCAGACATACGAAAAGTCTGCCAAAGGCGTCATCTTCGGACGGATGCGCAACTGTGTCATCAACGAGGGCACCGAGTATGGTATCTTCGACACTGGCAGCGATGACAACCACGCCTATGTCCTCCTGCCGAAGAGCAAGAGCGACGTTGAGGCCATCAACATGGTCTGTTCTTGGGTTGACAGCCACAACCGCAAGAACAGCGAAGAGGGCGCACCGTTCACCGACAGCATCATCGGAAGTGTCATCATCCTGCAAATCGGATACGACTACGATTGGTGGTCAAGCCAGAAACTCGAAGACCTCGTGAAAGGCATCACAAAAGGCAAGTATGCCGTGGTGGAGAACCCCGAAGCCGAGGGAGAGAACAAATAGGAGCGTCGGAAACTCCGCAGGGTATGGGAGCCGAGAGGTTCCCATACTCACCAATTCAAACCTTAAATAGTATTAACCATCAAAAAGTAACACATTATGAGCACACACAACTTTTCAAAAAAGAACGCAAAAGACTACCATTGTGTAGGCATCAATAGAGAACCTGAGGAATACATTGATTTGGATTCCATCCGTGAAGACATACAGGAAGTGGCAAAGGCCGAAAACAAGGCATGGAGCGATACCGATGAATGGGAGCGCAGTTATGCAAGGGACTACCAACTTCATTTCGCCACAGAACGAAACTACGAAATGCGGTATGGTGGCGAAATATATTATGCCAAAGTCATGCTTGGGCTCCGCTCTGCATATTATGAAGGCGCCACCATAGACTACAACATAGAACTTTCGGACAACTTCTATGACGGATACGAGCTCAAACAAGGAGACACCGGCTCTCTTGCACTCTCTTTCGTAGAGGACAAATACAAAGACGGGAACCATTCCGTGAACAAGGGTCTTGCAACAATGCACAGAAAGGGTTTGGAAAAAAAACTCGAACTGTGGCTCGACAGTATCGTCGAGGATTGCGAGAAGATTTGCCGGACATGTGCGGAAGAAGAGTTGGTCAAGGTGGCTCAATTCTCCAATGGCGAGGCCATCTACGAGAGAAAGACTCCGAGAACCGAACTTAAAGCAGCACTACTATGAAAAGCACGGCAAGCAAAAAATACAAAGACGGACGCATCGTTGTTGAGGTGAACCGAGACGAATGTTCTGTCCGCTGGTTCTTTGTTGTGGGACGTGAGCCTCAGAATTACGGAGGCATGGATATTGAGTTGTATGTCGATGACACATGGCTTCCCTATGAAGAGACATACGGGCCAGCGAGGTGGATGCCAAAGGCGATGGAGCCTATCATCTACGAACTATTCCGCAAGTGTGGAATGAGAAACGAAGAATAAATGTTGTGTGAACACTTGTGTCGGCAGGTGTGTCATTGATAGATTTTAAGGTTGACCGAGGGGCAGCCGACAATGCCCCTTTAACTCAACCGCAAAACAATTATCATTATGGAAATCAAGATAACAAAACGAGTGAAACTCCACGAGGTCAACAACGATATGTGCCACAACTTCTACTTTGGAGTGTATGGCCAGATAATCAACGATGCACGGACTCGCTTCAAGAGGTTTCACTTTGTGGTATGGTTCGACATCTTCGAGTTGTTCGAGTTCCTCGGTGAGGAGGCCAAAAAGTACACCAAGCAAGACCTCCTCAACTATGTGGATGGATTGTCCGTGTGGTACACCGACCTCATTCACAGTTACGACAACTGCAAGGAGTTCTACGAAGAGTGCAACCGCAGCATTGACAATTACAACCGTTAAAATCACAATATCATGGCAAATTTAGCAGAACAACTAAGAAACGAAATCAAAGGCCTGTGCGACAATAGCACACGGAGTTTCCTTGACCGGAAGCAATATGTCATCGACGCAATCAAAGGTGGCAAAAGAGAGGTTCATTTCATTCTGGCAAAATCTTACGACAGGACGATTTGTGCGCCCACAAAAGAAAAGCTGTTGAGCATCGGTATGCCGGAAGGATGGAGGTTAGACACCATCGGCAAAGCAGATGATGGAGTTTACTATCGAAACGGCAAGCACTACCTGCTCGTGGTGAAACGAGCCGACACCTATCCTCATTCCGTCATAGACGAAAAAGAGATTTGTGTCGAAGACGTTGATGACATCTGGAAATGCAATTACCTCTACGGCCACGAGGAGTTGCTGGATTTGGGTGATTATTTTGAGAGGAACGGGTTTACGGTGTCTATCAATAGATGCTCTGACCGCTATTCTCGCTATCACTACAAGACAAACTTCTTCAACATAGAAGACCTGATTATATCACTGTAAAGCACAATGACCATGTTCACCGCAACAGACTTCAACACCGAGAACGCACCCAAAGAAATGGTGCAGTACATCATTGATAATGTTGATGACTTCGAGCCTCGTTACCAACACGCACTTTCAATTATCGGGCGCGACCGCTGTCCTCTGCGGATGGCAGACCCGATGCTATACGATGACATCTTGGATGCTGGAGCCGATTGGATGGTTGACAACGACACATCTGACGACTCCGAGTTTCCTGACTACGACATCGAGGAAATATTTGGTTAAACCTTAAATATCAATCAAAATCTGATATGGCAGACGGAAATCCTTACCCCACGATTTGCGATGTCGAGGACTTGTGCCACATGTTCTCTCAACCTCTCAGCCAACAGGATGCTGTTCAAGCAAAGATTGAACGTGTCCTCGACTATCTGGTGGAGTGGAATGTAATCGACCGCTACAACGCTGATGCCCTTGATTGGATATTCGGCGACAAGCAATGTAATTAACACCGCAGCACTATGACAAAGACAGGCATCTTGGCATCGGCGCCAACAAAAGAGAAATTGCAGGAGTTAATCAACGAGTATTTTCACTCCCTTTCTCTCTTCATCACAGATAACAACCGCATCTTCAACACGTTCACAAACATGTACCTAAGCAACTACATTGTAGAACACAAACGTAGTCGATGGTACTTCAAAATCAATACAAACAAATAAAAAAAAATCTATCATGGAAAACACAAAGGAAATGAGCCGTGTCGAGCAGGCTCTCCAAACTATGCGCGACGAAATCCGCAAAGCCTTCCTCAACGAGGAGTTGAAAGCTGAGTACATGCCGGATGACCATCCTGGCTACTACGCTCATGTGAAAGTTGGGGTTGGAAACGTCAAGTTCTCTATGACCATTGCCGATACATTCGTCAGCTATCACAACGAGTTCATCAAAGGTATCTTCGATAAGAAAGAAGACTTTGAGGCCCTGACGGAGCTTGTCAACAAGCACGTCAAAATCCTCACTTCCGAGGAGAAGGCTAAGATTGTTGCCCTACAAGCAGAAATCGACGCAATCAAGAAAGGAGCCCAAGCATGAAACGAGTCGTCAACGTAGTTGTCCGCATAGAATACGAGCAGGATGACAACAGTTACTATGCCGATATGCCACAAGAGGAGAAAGACCATTTCGCCCTCGGTCTGGCCATTCAGCCCAACTTCGTATCAGAAGAGTGCGGCATCGGCCTCCGCAACGTACATGTTGAGCCGGTGGAACCCTATCAGAATATCGATTGGGACAAACTGGAGCACAATCCAGAACAAGTATTCATCAAACCAGTAAAATCAATCATCATGGTAAAAACAGATTTAGTCAAAAAATACGCCCATTGCGAGACCTATTGCAATGGCAGCGCCGAGTATCGGGAGTTGGATGAAATGACCGATATGCAAATCACCGAGTTGCAGCTCGAACTTGAAAAGCAGGGCTTCTTCCTGACCTACAACAATGTCGATGACTGCTACTGCATCTGCTAACAAGAAAGGAGAATCATGGCAAACAAAGTAAATAATTGGGAGCAATTCTCGCTTGTCAAGGCTCTTGGCAAAGCATTGGTCTAACTCAAAACCAAAACATCATGGAAGACGTAAAACAATACCTCGACTGCGACGTGTATCAGGTCGAGATTGACAAAAGCACCGGCAAGAAAGTTATCCACATCGACGGCTTCTGCTACTTCAACGACGAAGAGTACCAACTGGTCCAAGGCACGTTCTGCTACATGGATATTGATGGCACCCAATGCACCGAGAAAGCGCAGGAGCTTTTCGAGAACACAAAACAGTATCAGGGCACAGTCTCGTTGGAGGAGGTGGAGGAGTATTACAGACGATGCACCCCGCTACCTTACGACGAGGTAACGCAGGACACGCCCTGTGGATTTTATGTAAACTAACGTACCATGGAAACACAAGTCAGAATCAAGCGCATTGTCGATTGGGTGTTCCCGTACTTCGGCAACCGGCATACGATGCCATACGGCAAACTGGAAGTTACGGACGGGAAGACGACCAAGATATGCAGCACAAAGGGTGATACTCTGGAAACATGGCGCACCCATCAATGCCAGTATATCACATTCAACCGGAAGCCGTATAAGGTGTGCGGACACATTTCTCAGCGTGGCATATCAGCTAAACTTTATCTCGAACCCATAAATTAAAGCGACAAAAATTGGAAATTGTGGACAATAAAAGAAACAATATGTCGTTATCTATTAACCAATAAAATTCATCACACAATGGAAGACAAAATCAAAAGAGAAGACGTGCCCGAAGTGCTGCGCACCGCATTGAAGGCTGGCAAGACCAACTTCGTATTCATCAAGAAAGACGGAAGTCGCCGTGCGGCCGTCGGAACCCTGAACCTCGACGATGTGCCTGAGGCAGACAAGCAGTTCAAGCACTCCGAGTCCGAGCAGGTTGAGCGTCCGGACCAGACCTCGTACTACGACCTCGAAAAATCCGGCTGGCGCTGTTGCAAGTTCGACAGCGTTGTAAAAATCGAAGAAAAGGAGGTAGAGTAATGCTTTATCAGGAAATGGTTGATAAGGTCCAGAAAGACCTCAATATCGCCCGCCACCGCGCCCGTGGCTATGTATCTATGTTCAGCAACCTCTATACTGGTCGGAAGGAAGCCATCACGGACATTAAGGCATCCTACACGGACAACGGCGAGGTAAAGATGACATACACCATCAACGGAAAAGGCACGGACATCGTGCTTGGGAGCGAAAGCCCCTATGCACATGAGCTGGCCGGACGGAAAAGAAAAACGTATTAACCCATAAAACCCAACAGACATGAACAAGAACCAACGCAAGACCATCGACGGATGGAAAGAGTCTCTCGAAGAAATCAAATCCGGCATTGAGGAAATGCAGGAGGAAGAGAACGACAAGTACGAAAACCTCCCTGAGGGCATCCAAGACAGCGACCGTGGCACCGCGATGTACGAAGGCATCGAGAGTTTGGAGGCAGCAGCCAACAGCCTCGACGAAGCCATCGACTATCTCAGTGAAGCACAGGGGGAGGGGTAATCGCGGAAGCCACATACAAGTTTTTGAACTACCGGTACGAGAAAGAGCCGGAGCATTGTAGAGTACCTTGCGAGGTTATCAAGGAAACCGAGAAGAGTTACTTTATAAAACTCTTGGCTCCCAACGTCAGGGGACGTCAGTACGGCGACTGCATCTGGGTCAGGAAAGGCTCGGTGGTTGCGCCGAAGCCTCCTGTGGATAATTCAAACAAGTGGTGGCAAGACTTGTAAATCTAAAACCAATGAAAAACAATCAGTTATGGAATGTGGGGGGGGCAGGAAATAGAGGTGGAACGGCTGGGTAAGTGCATGTTATGGTGGAGGCTGGTGAACGGAGAGTTCTACCAGTTCAAAATCAAGCATGGCTTTACCACCGTAATCGGTGAGCAGTCGTACAGCAATATCGAGGCCCTCGACAACGCCTTCCGAGAATTAAAAAAGAAATTCAAATCAATCTTAAACTAATCTATTATGACAAAGCAAGAACAAAGACATCAGATTATCATTGCCGAAGAGAAGCACGATTGTCCGAACTTCGAGCGAGCCCCCATCGTCAGCATTACCGAGCAGGACGGCCAGAAGGGTGTCCGCTTCTGCATCGGCGACATCGACATCTTCATCGAGGCCCACGACCTCGACGAGGACGGCAAGGAGTTCAAATGGGACGAGGCTACGAAGAAGCTCAAAGCCTATGGCAAGAGAACGTTCGACAAGCACGAAATGTACCTCATTGCTGCCTTCAAGGACGAAATCAATGCCACTCTCCGCGAGATTGGTGGCGCCGAGCTTGACAATTACTACTGGAGTTCCACTGAGTATAATAGCACCTTCGCTTGGGGCTTGTATTTCAGTTCAGGGAGCATCGGCTACAACTACAAGTGCAGCACTGGCGTTGTCCGACCCGTGGCCGCATTTAAGCATGAATAGGGCCTTAAATCTTATGGGACGGGCTTTGATGCCCGTCCCTAAATCATAAACAAAAACAATCAATCATGTTTTTCATTATTCTTCTTACCCTCCTGTGCGACGGGTACAAGTACAACACGGGTAAATCCTTCGTAAAATAGAACGTCATGTCATTATTCGACCGGCAGCGGAACGAGGCCCGTGAAGAAAGCGATAAGACAATCCTGAACAAAGAGAGCAGGGGTACACTCCTCCAAGTGGTGAGGACGCTATCCGAGCAGCAAAAAGTCATCGAGAAGATGGCAAACGCCGGCATGGATATTTACTACAACCTCCCGAAAGGCTTGCAGTGTTCATCCCGCTTCGACAAGCTGGATTGTTCAAACTGGACTCTGAAAGAAGCCTCGCTTGACATAGAGTCCGCAATCGAAAGTATCAAATCAGTAATAGACTAAGTTATGGCAATCAAAGATTTAGTAAGAACACAGTCAGGCAAGGAAATCCTAGCCCAGACAACGGAAAGCAGCCGTCAGGTGTTCGGCAGATACCTCTACGAGGGTGAGCTTGGCATCCTGTTCGGCGACAGCAACACCGGAAAGTCAATCCTCGCCAACGACATCGCCTTCTTTGTCTGCGGAGGCGGCCACGACTGGCCCGGAATGGTATCGCCAAAGATACCAACCATGTACATCGACATGGAAATGACCAGCAAGCAGTATGCAGACAGATACCGCAACGCCGGTGATTATATGACCGACGACTTCCGCAGGTCGGAAGTGGACGTCCTGAAGTGTGTCGAGAACAAACTCTTCTCGGCCATCAAGACCGAGATTATTCTCCAGCAAAGCACGGAGAGACCGCCCAAGTTCATCATCATCGACAACATCACCAACGGTTTCGGTTCTATCTTCTCGGCGGCAAAGATGAAAGAGCTGATTTCGGAGTTGAAGACTCTCAAAAGCAGGTTCGGCCTGACCATCCTACTCATCGCACATTGTCCCAAGCGCAAGCCGAACACACCCATCACGGACAACAGCCTTGGAGGAACGAAGATGATACTCAACTTCTGCGACAGCGCCTTTGCCATCGCTCCCTCGCAGCTGAACAACGAAACCAAGTACGTCAAGCAGATTAAGACGCGGGTCGGCGAGAAGCTGTCCGACGTTATGACCGTCAAGATTGCCACTGAGCCTTACCTGTGTATGCAGTACGCCGGCATGATTGACGAAGACGCACACATCAACCCCAAGAACGACGACCTCTGGCTCACGGAGATTACTCCTGAAATGGAGATTGAGCTTGTCAGGATGCTCAGTAGCGAGGATATGTCGTACACAGAGATAGCCAGCGCCCTGTCGCTCAGACGCGACGTCGTTGTGGATTATGCAATAGCAAACAACCTCTAATCAAAAATATCATGGAACTTAAAAACTTCATTTGGAAATTTGTCGGCAAAGACAAGTTCAAGCCGGCCATGTGCGGCGTATATATGGACCCGGAAGAGAAGGCTGCGGTAGCGACCGATGCTCACGTCATGCTGGTCGTGCATGAGCTGTACGACCCAGACAAGGCCGGCATGGTTATCTTCAAAGACGGCACCGCTGTCAAGAGCGGCACATTCATCCCCGGCCCTGACGGTAAGAACACCGTCAAAATCAAATATCCCAACTGGAAGGGAGCCATACCGCGAGACTACAAGACGCGAACTGACTGGAACGGCTACAAGTACAAGGAGGTCGAGTTCGAGGCCGGCTTCAAGGAGCGCTGCCATGCCGCAACGCGACTCGCCAACACCATCTACCCCATCGACTCCGTGTCGGTCCTCGTCCACAAGGAAACTGACTATTGGGTCAACCCCCGCTTCGGCAAGATGATGCTGTCTTGGGGAACCAAAGGCTGGTACATCCGGCACGGCGCCCAGCCTACAATCAACGTGCGGGAGAACGGTGACCTGATGCTTGTCATGCCCGTCATGTTCGTGTCGTCCGAGATAGACGACATCCGCAAATACGGCATACTCTGTGCTTGGGATGACAAGCTGAAAAACCAGACTCTCGCAGTCCTGACAGAGTTTAACGTACCAAAAATATTCTAAAAATGGCAACAAAAACGAAAATTGAGAAAGAGCGCCAGCGTCTCATCGAGAAGTATGGCGACAGAGTTTTGATTGAGATAGTTGACTACTACTATCCGGAAATCACCTTCACCAAAACCGGCACAACACAACGCAACGTCTGTGCAACCATCAAGGTGTCGCAGGTGCATATTGACAACACGGCAGACCTTAAAGAGGTCGAGCGCCGACTGATGGAGAAGGGTGCCCCGTTTGTCCGCAAGTGGAAGTTCCAGCAGAGCGAGAAGCTCTACAACTCACCTGAGGAGAAGGCCCGCCGCGAGGCTTATCAGAAGGAGCATCCGTTCCCCAAGAAGCGTCTCGACGAAATCTTCCTGCCGATGCTCATTAAAGGTACCATAGATGAGCCAGTCGGTGAAGGTCAACCAGACAGTCATCCTGTAGAATCTCCCGAAGAGGAATCAACCGAGTCCTAATTCTCCTGCATTTCATATTCGTGGCATTTTGAACACATGAAGAGTGATGCCTGTGGCTGCATCCTCATGGCAATGTAGCCTCCGATGTACGCCACAGGCTCACCATTACATCCGAGACCGTCTGCCTCGGCTATGTGTATAGCGGCATGGAAGACCTCGTGGAACCAAGTATTCGCAAATTCGGCTTCTGACGAGCTTTCGGACAGTACGACGATACTTTCCCTGTCCTGACGATTTGAGAACGTCAGACCGGTATTTCTGACCCCTCTACGGAGGTTTTCTTCCGCACGTCCAAGTTTGCGTCTTTCGCATCCGATGTCAGCGAGACATTTCAGGATAGTGTCGCAGTCTTCCGGGGCCGTGTCGTAGAACACGGTCATTCGCCATCTGTACGGGCCGAGGTATAAGCGTTGGACTTTCATACTACAGCATTTCAGCCCAATCAATAGGCTCTCCGTTGTTGATGCAGTCGCTTACAAAGCGGGCAAAGATGAAGCCGTCCCGCTGGTCTTCGTCGTCGATGAGGTCTTTGACATAGAGGCAGATGTGCTTCTCGTCCTCGATACTGCTACCCATGAAGTCGCTCAGGGCCATGTGATAGACGAAAGTGCTGTCGCACATGACATCGTTCTCCAGCGTCACGCCGTTCTCTTTGAGTTTAGCGAGAACGTCATCCTTCTTCATCAACGAAATCTTCTTGCCGTTGCGGTCGCGCATCAGGCTCACGGCAAACTTGCACATCTTCTCGTTGAAGTGCTTGCCGTAGTTCATCAGGTATGCCCGCTGCTCTTCCGGGATGATGTCGTACATATCGAGAGGTTGTCTTGATTTATCCATGATTTTCTGTGAAGATAAAAAGTTATTGATATTCTGTTTATTGTCTTGCAGTGTGATTTGCTCTGCAAATAAAGAGGGTAGGAGGCCGGAGCCTCCTACCCCGCGTTTGGAACGTCTAGTAACGTCTGACGATGCCACGGCGTTCACCCATCATGTAGGGGTCGTCCCAACGGTAGCCCATACGACCACCGTCACGCATCCCCATACCGTCCGGGTAACGACGCTCACCCATCATGCTGGAGTCTTCGAGTTCCTCGACACAGGACATCAGGCGACCGGCGGTGTAGAGAATGTCCTCCACCATGTCGGCCATCTTCTCCTTGTCTTTTCTGTGAATGATTGTGTAGCCCATGATTACTGAGGTTTAATCAACGCAGACTGCTGTGGCTGGAGGGCGCCTTTGAGTAAGGCGGTCAACTCTGAGAAACCTCCTTTGATTTCAGCCAGCTCCTTTTCAAGGTTGCTGATTTTCGTATCGCGTTCAGCCTCCTTCTGCAAGCTGGGATTGAGGTCAACCATCATCTGCTTACAGGCAGCAACCACCTTCTTGTGGTAGGGGATGCTGTTGAGGGCGTTCTGACTGTTGGTCCCGAAGGCTTCAACCTCGTTTGTGATGGCAGATTTATCGTCTGAGATTACATAACCTCCGGCGCCGGTGTCAACCACCGACAAATGGGTGCTGACATTCGAGAATGTCTTGGTGTCCTCACCAACCTTCACATTGATGTCAACGACCTGCTCGACCTGCATCGGGTTAGGCATGAACTGTGAGCCAACCTTGGCTCTGGGGGCAGTAACATTGAGGACCTGCCCGATATTCAAACTTGGGTTCTCTCCCTTGTTAAGGATGTAGATTAACGAACCTGCTCTTAGACTTCCAAACATAGCAATCTGCGTTAATGGTTAATAATTAGGCACCCGTGGTAGGTGTCGTTGAGGCCGGAGTCACGGTGAGGTTGGGGTACACCACCGGGACGGTGTTCGGCAACTTGCCGGCGATAGCCGAGACCTGAGCTTGCAGCGGACCGAACACGCTGTTGATGTAGGCCAAAATCTGATTGGTCTGTGCAGCGTTGTCGGCAGCGTTGCGGAGCTGGCCTATGATGTCGGCCTGAGTGTCAATCTTGGACTGCATTTCGCGTTCCTTGACGGCACAGAACTCCGAAATCATGGAGGCTTTGAGGTCGGAAATGGCATCGACGTTGCGCTGGCCATTCATGTTGATGGTCGTGTTCAGGCTGTTGGTCTGCTCCAGAGTGCGGATTTGACCCTCGTAGCCCTGCTGCATGACCTGCTGCTGCATCTGGCAGCAACAACTGCAAAGCTGGCTGGCGAGAGTGGCATTGCCGCTCTGGATGGCATTGACGACCTGCATGGTGTTCATGCCCTGATTGGCGGCCACGGTAGCCAATGCAGTCTGGATGCCGTTGACGGCGCTGTTGACGGTGTTGAAGTCCTGACCGAGCATGGTGCTGAGGGTCTGGACGGCCTGACGGCTTTGCTCACCTTGGCTGGTGATGGCGTTCATCAGGAGGTCGGTGTTGTTGTTGGCAGTAGCCTGAGCACCGAGGGAAGCGGCAGCGCCGGCACCATTGGCACCGTACATACCGTTACCACCGATGCCGAGCCAGTTCGTCAGGAGTCCACCGAAGAGACCGCCGATGAAACCGGTTCCGAGACCGCCACCAAACAGACCGTTGCCGAAGCCGCCGTTACCGGCAAGCATCCAAGGCAGTGCGTTGTTTGCATTGTTCCCGTTGTCGGGAACCACGATAGTTTCGCTCATTTGTTTGATGATTTAATTGTTAATACTGCGTTTGTGGTTGCAACCGGAGGCAAAGGTACTAACAATCAATCCTCAATACTATTGAATATTTTACGCTATAATTCAATAACATATACAACATTGTAATTGATAATGGTGAAAAGGTTTTTTCATCATCCGGAAATAATCACTAATTTTGTAACCAAAATTTCAGCCCTATGGACTCTTTAGAAAAGTGCATCGAGAAGTTATCTATCGGAGGCAGAACGCAGTTTGCTGACTGCTTCGACAATTTCCTCGACCTCCAGCTGCAGTTCTTCTGCAACAATCCAAACGACAGGCAGCGCGAGTTGTTCAAGCACATGCACAGCAATCCTGACTTCAAAATGAATATGATTGACGCCATGCAAGCCTATGGCGAGGAAGCCGAAGACTTCAAAGACCCGCTCGGCGATATGTTCATGAGACGTATCAGCCACGGCGAGAAAGGCCAGTTCTTCACCCCGGACAGCGTGTCTCTCCTGATGTCTGAGATTGTAGGCATCGAGGATGGCGCCACGGTGAACGACCCGGCCTGTGGAAGCGGCAGGACATTGCTCAACGCCTTGAAGGTGGCCCGCAACGAAGGCAAAGACATCGAGCTTTATGCAAACGACCTGTCGATGACCTGTGCGAAGATGACGCTGCTCAACTTCGTAACAAACTCCGTCGCCGGCGAGGTAACGTGCGGAAACGCCCTGACTCTGGACTACGAGCATTTCACATTCTTCAAGATTGACCGCCTGAGGCACATGGTGTCCGGCGCCGTGTTCTCTACATATTGGGAATACACGCTGGCGACCGCCAAGGATATTGAGGAGCAACGCCGCAAGTGGTGGCTTGATATAGCCGAGAAAGGATGGATAAAGCACTACCGCATCAAGAAGGACGCTCTACCGCAGGAGCACATCGACAAATTTGAAGACTCCTACACCCTCCCGACGGAAATTAAGACAGGCACACAATTAAGCCTGTTCGAGTAATAACAATTAAAATAAAAAAGTTATGGAACGCAAAAACAGCAAATTCTCAAACGTGATGGCTTTTATTGTAGTAGCCGTTGCATTTATCGTACTGGCTCTCCCCGGAACAAAATGGAAAACGGTAGAGGTAACGCCTCCTCCGCATGACACCGTGGTTGTCATCATCGACACCGTGGATGTGGCCCGGTTGTCCCGCGAAGACACCATCAACGCTATGGCTATGGCTTTCGCTCAGCAGGAAAGCAACTTCGACCACCGAGCCGTATCACCATGCGGACGATGGGTAGGATGCCTCCAGCTGTCGAAAATAATGGTACGCGAAGCAAACCGCATTGTAGGCTTCGATTGCTTCAATTACGATGACCGTTACGACCGGCAAGGAAGCTACGCCATATTCAAGATTGTACAGGAACGACATAACCCAAATCTTGAAATAGACAGGGCCATCGACGTGTGGAACCCCGGTTGTGGGAGTGATTATCGAGGCTCCGTGAAAAAATATTTCAAGTACAACCTAATGAACTACAATACATTAAAAAATTATTACGAAATTTAGCGAACTTTTTTTTTCGTAATTCAAATTTTCTTCGTACTTTTGCATCAAAATTAAACAATAAACAACTGATATGACAGACGTTAAAATCTTAGAGCTTGGATGCTCAAATTTCCGTGGACAGAACTTCTGCGACAAGTATAACGGCATGTCTGTTTCCATAAGCGGAAGAAACAGGAGTGGTAAGTCAACCCGTCTCGCTGCATGGAACTGGCTGATGTGTGCGTACACAGACCCCAACAGCCCGGCCAACTCAAAGCTGTTCGATGACCGCATCGAGCTTAACGAGAACACACCGGTGGCCTCCGTATGGGCCGTGGTACGGATTGGTAACGAGAGCTACCGTCTGGAGCGTACAGCCAAAGCAAAGTTCACCCGTAAGAAGGGCACAGATAAGTACGAGAAGGCCGCAAGTGATGAGTATGGATACTCCATCGACAATATCTCTCGCAACGCGACTGACTTCAAGGATTGGCTGAATGCCAACATTGCTCCGGACGACATGATGCGTTTCGTCCTCGGTGGTGAGTTTTTCATCAGCCAAATCTTCGACGACAAGAAGAAGGCCCGTCAAATCATCGAGCGTATTGTCGGCGAGGTTACGCCGGAGGAAATGAAGGGTGACTACACTCTCATTGCCGACCTGCTGACAAAGTACAGCCTCGATGAGATTGAGAACCGCGCAGCCAACCTCTCTAAGGGCATCAAGCAGCGCCTCGACGAAATCCCGTCGCTCATCCAAAGTATGACCAACGAAATCTCCGAGATTGAGCAGACTGACTTTGCCGCCAACGAGAGAGAGATTATTCGTCTCGAAGGTGAGCGTGAGGCTTGCGAGAAACGCCAGCTCGACCTCACCGAGCGCATGAAGCCCCAGATGGAGGCCCGTGCCAACGCTATCTCCTCTCGCCAGATGAAGCAGACCCTCCTCGATGAGGCATACCGCAAGTGGTGCAACGAGCCTCAGGAGGAAATCAACCGTCTGACAAGCGAGATTAACGCCGTCCGTCGCCAGAACGCCGACAGCAAAGCCAAGTACGATGAGGCCGTCAGAGTCCGTCAGCAAAAGACCACGGAACGCGACAACGCCATCCGCGAACTCCAGCTGGCCGAGCAGAGACGTGAACAGTGCATCATCGACCGCGACAAGGAAATGTCCCGCACGATGGACCCGTCAGCGAGAGTCTGCCAGTATTGCGGTGCAGAACTCACAGGCGAGAAGTTGCAGGAGGTCATCGACAAGTTTGAGTTTGTTAAACGCGAGAACATCCAGAAGATTGTCGCCAGAGGCAAGAGCGAGAACGCCGAGATTGAGCGCCTGACCAAGATTGCCGAAGACGCCCAGCCGTTCATCGACGCTCCCCTTCCTGAGGTTCTGAACCAGTCCACCGAGAAGCAGGAGAAACGCATTGCCGAGCTTACCGGTCGCTCCACGAGCAAAGAGGTGTTCGCTGCCACCGACCACGGTAAGGAACTCCAAGCCGCCATCGACGCCATCGTCATCCCGGAGGTCAAGATGCCGGACGATTCCGACATTAAGGCCGAGAAAGACAGAATCAACGCCGAGTTGGTTCCCCTATACGAGAAACGCGGCCTGAAAGCCCGTGCCGAGAAGCTCCGCAACACCATCGAGGAACTCCGCAATGAGCAGCGAGAGAAAGGCGTCGAGCTTGCAACCTACGAGCGCCAGCGCCAGCTTGTCAAAGACTACAAGCAGGAGCAGATGGAAATCCTCAGCCACAAGGTCAACGATGGCTTGAAGTTCAGCCGCATCGAGGTGTGGTCGAAGCAGAAGGATGGCACCGTCATCCCGGACCTTGTTCTGAAAGACGCTCAGGGTGTGTCGTATGCTTGCACAAACGGAGCAAGCCGCATTGTTACAGCTATCGACGTGCAGCGATTCTTTTGCGACAAAATCGGAGTGAATATGCCGTGCTTCGTTGATGAAAGCAGCGTGATAAACTCCGACAACCTGCCGACAATGGACGGTGTGCAGATGTTCTACCTCTTCTGCTCCGAGACCAGTCTCAAAATCGAATCAAAGTAACATAAAACCCAAAAGAAATGAACGTAACAAAACCACAAGTAAGTATCGAATCCCATGTGGATGGCGACTATATTCTGAAACAACTTGAACTGGCAGGACGGACTGCCTACAAGAGCGAGGATAAAATTACCTCCGACTCGACAAAAGCCTTCGTGCAAATGATACTCAAACGCGGCCATCTGTCTGTGTTCGAGCATCAGAGCGTAACCGCCCGTGTGGTGTGCGACCGTGGCGTGTCGCATGAGATAGTGCGCCACCGTCTGGCGAGCTATACGCAGGAATCGACCCGCTACTGCAACTACACCAAGGGTAAGTTCGGTAGCGAGATAACGGTGATTGAGCCGTGTTTCTGGCCGCAGGACGATGAGAAACGCAAGGTTTGGGAACAGACCATTGCACAAGTCGAAGCTGGCTACAATAAGCTGATTGAACTTGGGGCCACGCCTCAGGAAGCCCGTAGCGTTCTGCCGAACTCGTTGAAGACGGAGGTGGTAATGACGATGAACCTGCGCGAGTGGAGGCATTTCTTCACGCTGAGAACGTCTAAGGCAGCACATCCGCAGATGCGTGAGATTGCCATTCCGCTTTTGGCAATGTTCAAGGAGCGTATTCCAGTTGTGTTTGACGATATAAATGCAGAGTAATGGCAGACAACGTAAACCATCCGAGCCACTATAATTCTCATCCATCTGGTGTAGAATGTATTGACATAGCTCGACATTATTGTTTTTCTATCGGAAATGCAATCAAATACCTCTGGAGGGCTGGCCTTAAACAAGATGGAAATCTTACAGACAGACAGAAAGAAATTGAAGACCTCCGTAAAGCTATCTGGTACATAAACGATAGAATACAACAATTAGAAGCTGAAAACAAGTAACCAACCTATTCATTAACAATCAAATATTTAAAGAAATGAAAAATTACAAGTTCAACAACATTTTCTGCCTGATTGTCCTCGCAATCAGCCTCGTTACCATCGGCGCTTTTATCGCCCTGAACCAGTGGGCCGGCTGTTATCAATGCGGTACTGGCCCACAGTAGACCAAAACAATTTTCTCCGGAAGCGTAATGCCGAGCTGGATGAAGAAATCGAAACGCTAACCTCAAAACTCGAAATAGCATGAATGTAGGAACTAGCTTTGAACAGAAAAAAGACTGCATAGAGCAAATGCTTATCTGGTTGGGGAAAACATCTGATAACGATATAAAAAGTATCGCCGAAATGGTAGAGACAGACTCATTCCATTTTTCTGGTAAATTAGCAAGATACGAGGTCGTTAAAGAGCTTGAATCAACCATAAAACTATATCTATCAGGAGAGCTTGATGCAGCCTTCGTAACATTGCGTAAATGCGTCTATGCTCTCATTGACACATACGATATTGGTAAAAATACGTCAGAAATCCGGAAGTATGCCAACTTCTTGGATGAAGCATGTAACTATATTGACATTTGCGATGAGTACATAAAGATTTTCAACAATAAAGAGAAAGAGAACCTATCACTCTCCAATATGCCAATTAACGACAATATAACGCTAAATGCTCAGGACATTCTCGCAATAAAAAACAGTATCGACAGCAAATATTTCCATCTGTACAAGTACAGAGCCGGTAATGGACTCCCAGAAACAACAAAATTTAAGATAGCTAAGAATATTATCGCATCCAACAACTTGGAGAAACTAATATCCGGAAGGCCCTCTGATGACGCTTGGTCGATTACTGTCGGTCTGTTTATTGAGAAAAAAATCGACCTCTCATACTTCGTCATTACATTCTCGTTAAACGGTAATGTGTATGTGCTTACCGATAAGTTTATCTATCAGAATCCGGACCAGATAAACAGGCTTAGAAACGGAGGAAGAAGATTCTCGGAAGACAGGGAGAGTAAACTTGATTTCCTGCCGTATATACTTATCGACAAGGTAATTGAGAATAGAGAAAAAGCAAAAACATTAGCCAACCAAAATTGCGACGAAATTTGGACTTTCCCTATTGATGAGTACCTCTGCAACACACTATACTACATAATTGGTTATACTATTGAAAAAATTGTCAACGGGTATGATGTCAAACAGGTCTTGGGTGCCAATGCAAGTCTATTGCAACTAACCGATGGAAACGTCAACATGTCTGATGACTCTCATTTCTCTAAAACCAACATAGACAAGTTAAACGAACTTGTTAAAGAGATTTTTGAAGAGGACACAACCGCGCTTGTGGTACAAAATAAGCAACTTCTTGAACAGATGGGTGTGTCATCAACACTTATGACTGTCGAAGAGTTTGAGAAAAACACTCAATATCTAGCTCACAAACAAGTCGCTGAACAGCATATTCGCAATAGGTGGGGGGATAAGTACGAAGTAAAATTCGACTCTGAATATTACTACGAATACGCAAAACAGAGGGACTTGCTTTTCGATATGTTTAAGGATAAAATCAAATCTCTGGAGCCATTCTTGTTTGCTGGAGATAAAGTATATCTACATGATAGAGACCATCCTTTCTTATATGGTTGTGGCTGGTCTGCAACACCCTCTTATAGATACAAAAACAACTTTGTTGTAACTGGAAAAGACAGATATAATCTGATTCCGGGATGTATCGACCATTATGTGTATTGCGCAAATAAAGACGGGTTCAAGGTAAAGAAGGAGCAATTCAAATCTTTCTCTTTTTTGCGCTATACGGAAATAGCAACCATCCTGAATATCAAACGCAATGAACTACCTCCCCTGTTTAGGGATTATTTAAGTCACCAAAACATCCCATATTCAGGCAACAGCATACTCGATAATGTAAAACCTGAATTTACAGCGCTGGAACAAGACTATGCTTCTCAAAGAAACCCAAATAACTTTGTGGTCTCGTTTCCCTTTTGCGGATATTGTACAAGAAGACTATTTAAGAAGTACAAGGTTGCGGAAGAGGCAGTCATTGTTATATCATCGAAACAAAATCAAGTATTTGAAATTCTACCAAAAGAAGATTTTGAAAGGAAATACATACAATGAAAATACTTAACTACAAAGAGTTTGACCAGTGTTTTGAACAATACAAAACGCTGTTCCCTGATACGTTCACGAAGATGGACGAAATCATCAAAATTCTCAATCAGGACTATAAAGAGACCGGTGGCTCCGGGCTGTTCGGCATACAGGTGGCTTCTGATTGGGAAGACCGGTGCTATGGCTTCCAATTCGCCGGCGACAACCCGTACCCAAAATATGAATTTGTTGGAATGACAAAATGTTAGACCGTGAAAGAATTAAAAGACATCATCGTTTTCCGCTGCGAACATTGCAACAAAATCTCCCTCAATAAAGGAGCGATGGCCATGCACGAAAAACACTGCACAAAGAATCCAGACATCAGGCCAATGTGCGACGATTGTTTCTGGCTCAACTATCCAAACGAGAAACAGCATTTCAGGATTGACTACGAGTATGGCAAATATGAGTGCGACCTGCATGTTCGAGAGTGCCGATACTACGGCAAGCTGTTCGCCAAGCTCAAAGGAGAGCTTGCCGAGGTTGTCGCCTGTGAAGGCTGGATGAGGATGCCATGCGCCAGCCAAGGATGTCCCCATTACCTGTCCGCAGACGATATGGATAAGATTCGAGATTGGGCCAGACGAAACACAGAGATTGCCGGTATTTCTCCGCAAATATTCAGTAAGTGGGATGTGCCGGCAACTCCTGAGCTTGCATACCGCTATTTCATAGCCATTGGAGATACTGAAAATGCCAACAGGTTTGGCCCGCCGAAGGAGGATAATGATGGATGGAGTGATATAAGAGAACCAAAAACTCTGATAAACCCAGAACCGTCAGGTTTACCAATTCACGATATTGTTAATTAAACACATATAGTTATGCAAAAGATAATGTTTAATACTCAATACTTTATGCACTATGCTGTAATGAAAGGATGGAAAGAAATGACACGTCGGCCTGTTGGTGAGCGAATGACCGAGTGGGACGTACAGGCATATTTGAACGGAAACAAAGAGGTTGCTCTCAATTTGGCCCGCTACAAACTTGGCGAGACCGTGGCCGTGGCACAAGCGTATAAAGACACAGGATTGTTCGACATCTATCGCGGGCCTGAGGATACAAAAGGCTGGTCCAATAAAATGTTCGTCCGTCCCGACCTCATGCCTCACCAAATACAAATCACCGACATTAAGGTAGAACGACTCCAAGATATTTCTCCAGAAGATTGCCTTAAAGAAGGCATCCAAGGTGATATAGGACACGGGTATTGGATTTCTGCCGACCACAACCTTCCCGGATGGAAAAAATCAAGCGACAAATTGTCAGAATGGCTACCCGGAAAAAACGGAAAACCCGAACCTTATTTCTGGAATGACCCTAAGAAATGCTTTGCAAACCTTATCAACGTAATATCCGGCAAAGGTACTTGGGAGGCTAACGAATGGATGTTCTGCTACTCATTCAAACTGATACGATAATGCCAGACAACGATAGAGAATTATACAAGACAAAGTGCAAGCATTACGGTGTGGAAGGCACCTGCTATGCCCGCTCAGGGTGGTCCGGTAACTGCCATATCACAGCCGGGTGCAACGGTAACTGCCGCCGTATGAAGAGGTACGACAGACTGCATCAAAAAAAATCTGATAAGTCCTGATTTATTCGTATTTTTGCAACTCGTTTCACTCAAAATTATACAGCTATGGCATCAGAACGATTCAACCACAAATACGGCCACTGCACCGGCCAAAATTGCGAAACAAAAGACGATTGTGTTCACTATATGGCATACCTCGAAGCCCTCGCGTTGGGCCTGAAAGACATCAAGACCTACGACCATTGTGAGAACATGGAGCTTGGTTATGTCAGGGTGGTGATTGGAGAAAAAGTAGGAAATTTTTCATCCTGACACAATAAACCATGAAATCATGCGTTATGTAGGCATAATGAAAGTAAATTTAACTGCGGTGTCTTCCACTTTAGCCGTTAGTTATCAACGAGAAGTATAGGAATTATCGCCTATCAGAAATCGGAGTGGAAGCCGAGAGTATGATGGGCGATATTCTTTTGAAAGGAGTCAGAATGGACTTTTTAGAAAAAAATCTCGAAGACATTATCTTTGAGGCTGCACAAACAAAAGATGGAAGAATTGCGCTTCGCGAAAGAGGTCTGGAATTTCCTATTGAAGGGAAATTATACAGACAAGTTAATCTTGGAGGATATGGCATTGCAGATTTAATCAACGTACATATTGAAACATCACCTATACCCGGCACCAAAAATACTTTCAGAGAATTAAATGTCGAAATAATAGAACTTAAACGAGGAGAAATAAAACAGTCTGCATTAAACCAGTCATGCAGATACGCAAAAGCCGTCAGGATTCTCGCCAAAATGTGTTCTAAAAACATTGACAACATAAATGTTCACATAACGCTGATAGGTTCAAGTGTAGATGACTCATCAGATACCTCTTTCGTTTATTTGTACAACGAAATGGAAGAGTTTGTTGATATTTATAAATACTCATACAAATTTGATGGAATAGAATTTGAATATATTACCCACGATTGGGTCAAAACAAATTCAAATTTCCCTAAAGACTTAATTTCGGCACTACATGAGCCGGGCATTAGGACCCTCAAAAGCATACTGACAAGACGATAAAATCCATCCATTATGATTGACAACTGTATATTATTTGACGCCAGAATTGCAGAAAAATACAGCCTAGAAGAGGCTATTGTAATCCATAAGATTTACGGATGGATAAAGCACAATGCCGTAAATGGGAAAAATTATCACAATGGGAGATATTGGACTTTTAACTCCCTGTCTGCTTTTGCGAAATATTTTCCTTTCTGGAGCGAAAGCAAAGTCAAACGAATTTTAATAGACCTTTATGGAGGTTCTGACAAAAAAGAAATTGAACCAAAGCATGAACAACTTTTATTAAAAGGCAACTTCAACAAAAGTTCGTTTGATAGGACGGTATGGTACTCTTTTACAGACGATTTCTTTAACTTTTTATCATCGTTAGGATATACACTCTGTGCCGATATTCCGCAAGAAGAAACTCCATTTTCCGAATCTGACCAAATGGATATTCCGCAAGCGGATAAACAATACCAACAACCTATACAAGGAGATAATAAAAAGAAAAAAGAAAAAGGTACTATCGTACCTTCAAAGAAAACGAAAAACGACTTCTTGTCCGGACTGATTTCTCTTGGTGTTGAGAAACAGGTTGCGATTGACTGGATGAATATTCGAGCCGCCAAGAAAGCATCCGATAGCTCGACAGCCTTCAAGCAACTTGAAACCGCCCTGAACAAAATATTGCAGACCTACGGCATTTCCCATAACGATGCCATCAGGGTTTGTGTAACTAACGGCTGGTACGGTTGCAAGGAAAGCTACTTTTCTAACATCAGGCTGTCCGACTACAACATTTCTCCAGTCGGACAAGCCTCCCTATTTGATGCCAACACTAACCAAAAAACAGAATGGGAGTAACCGATTATGATTGATAGAGAACAATTATATCAGTGGTGGAAAATATTTCACGATGAAGGAGACCTGCACGAGATTCGTATTCATGGTATCGGCTCGTTCAATGCCAGCGGATATTTCCGGGACATCGACAGCATCATCAATGCCATTCAGAAATACGATGCACAAGAGAATGCCCAAATCTATTTCGTGCTTAACAAAATTGATGACGATTGCTACAAACGTGCTCAGAAAGATAAAATCGTCAACTATGTTAAGCCGACAACATCGGATGCGGATATTGTCGGTAGGAAATGGATTCTTATCGACTTCGACCCGAAGAGAAAAACTGGCACCAGTAGCTCAAAAGAAGAGCTGTTGAAAGCAAGGGACGTGGCCCGCAGAACATACGACTTCCTCGTTGACCAAGGTATCAATCCTCCTGTCGTAGCAATGTCCGGCAATGGCTACCATCTTCTCGTCAGGGTACAACTTGCAAACTCTGATGAAAATCAAACTCTGGTGGCACGGTTCCTGAAAGCCATATCAATGATGTTCCAGACGGAAGACATCGACATTGACCTGAAAGTTTACAATGCTGCCCGCATCTGCAAGTTGTACGGCACATGGGCCAAGAAGGGTGCCAACACGGAAGAGAGGCCGTGGAGAATGGCAAAGCTCATAAAGGTCCCGGAAGAAATCGTCCCAAACAAAAGAGACTACATCGAGAAGATAGCCAATCTCTACAAAGAAGAGAAACCGCAGCCTACACGAGAAAACAATTACGGCCAAGGCCAGATAGATGTTGAAGCGTTCCTCTCAAAACATGGCCTTGAATATCGCAAGACAAGAACGTCATCCGGCACCCGGTACATTCTCAAAGAATGTCCGTTTGGTGGTTCGGAGCACTCTGACCCTGACAGCATGGTGTTCCAGTACGACAATGGCGCCGTTGAGTTCTTCTGCTTCCATAACTCCTGTGAACAATATCATTGGCGAGACCTGAGGCTCAAATATGAACCTGATGCCTACGATAAAAAGGATTACAACGAGTTCAAGTACAAGCAGAGGTACTACGAAAAGTACCGCCCGACTCCAGAGCCGGTGGAGATTAAGGCCGAGACCGATGAGCTTGGTAAGAAATGGCTAACGGCCCGCGACATCAAGATTGTCAGGGATAGCGACCGCTTCTCCATAAAGACCGGCATCTACGCTCTTGACAAAGCCATAGGCGGCCTGTTCGAGGAACAGACAACCGTCCTCTCCGGCATCAACGCCAGCGGTAAGACGGCAATCCTGAACCAGCTTCTCCTCAATGCCGTCCAGCGAGACATCCCGTCGGCACTCTGGAGCGGTGAGCTTCCTGCCAAGCGTATCAAGGCATGGCTCTGCCAGACCGCTGCCGGCAAGAACAACGTTGTCAAGGTTGAGGGCCGGGACAACGCCTACGAAGCCATAGACAGCGTTATCCCGAAGATTGAGAACTGGCTCGACGAGAGGCTCATCATCTACAACAACAACTACGGAAACAACTGCGAACAGATACTTGCAGATGTCGAAGAGGCTATCGTCAAGTACAAGCTCAAATTCATCGTACTAGATAACCTGATGGCCCTGTCTCTTGACTACCTCGCCGGCACCATGAACGAAAAGCAAAAGGCTTTGATGTTAAAGCTCGATGAGATTGCCAAGAAATACCATGTGCATATTCTGATTATCGCACACCCCCGTAAGGAGGCAAATTTCCAGTTACTCCGTAAAGAGAGTATCAGCGGCACATCGGACCTGACAAACATCTGCTGGAACCTCCTGCTGCTGCACAGAATCAACGATGACTTTGAGAAGAGGGCCACGGAGTTCTGGGGTAAAGACAAGACATCAAGGATTATCTTCGAGGGCTACAACAACATCATCGAGGTGGCCAAGAACCGAGACTATGGTGTCGAGAATTTCATCGTTGGCCTATACTACGAACCTGAGACAAAACGCTTCAAGAACAGCCGTGCCGAGAATATGCACTACGATTGGGAAGAAGGTATCGAGGAGTATCACAAACTCCCGGATGCACCGCCGGCGGTGATGCAGCCGAATACCAACTTCGACAACCAAGGCCCGGTTGACCCATACGAGGCGCAGTTCCAACATGACACAGAACCACCATTCTAACCTGACACAATATGAAATTAAAGAAAGTAAACCGAGACCCGTTCAGTAACGGAGAAGAGTACGGGATATGGGAGCATTACAACTGCGACAGGTGTATCAAGAATAGCAACTATGACGAGAAGCGAGAAAGGTACACCAACGCAGATGAGCACAATATGCCCAACCGATGCTCCATCCTGCGAGACATTATGACACGGATGTTCTGTTTTCAGCCTATCAAACAGGAAACGATAGACGTGTGCGACAATTTCATTCTCCATGGGACGCTATGTCCCTATATGAAGACTGAGCGGAAGAAATACAAAAAGAAAGACCCAATTAACCAACAAAAACTTGACCTATGAGCAACATTTCACCATTCAAGCACGATATTTCGCATTGTCCGGGTTCCGACGTCAGACTTATGCCTTTCGGCGGAACCGAGATATGCGAATGCTCGTTAAGAAATTCGTGCTACCGCTACCAAGCGTACTGCGACCCTGCGAGGCCCGCAATCATATCCTGCATCCTTCCTCTGGAGTGCATGGATGACAACCATTGTTTGTATTGTGAAACCAAAAATATCTGATTATGGGACAGCAAATGTGTAAATCAGCCCATAAAAAGCTCGTTAGAGAAGACATAGCATGGCTGGATAAGACGATGGCAGAAACAAATCCGCACTCTCTGGAAGGAAAACATCTACGGGACATAGCGATATGTTCTGTGTGTCTTCTGTATGGAGAGAAGATGGAGGACTTATGCCCAAATCCATTATGTAAAACTTATAACAGAAAGGAGAATAGCCATGCAAAAAATAGGATTCTGTGACCGCTATGGTCTAACACAAACCGTACTTAACGGCACCAAAACAATGACACGGAGGCTCGAAAAGGCACTTGAACGTACTGTTGAAGATTACAAAAAAAAGTATAGTGAAGAGCCTGTTATAAAATATCAAGAGTGGGTAAAAGAGGGGAATTTCCTTAGAGTCCATTGCGAACATGCTCTCTTATCATTCCAAACCCGCTACAAACTTGGTGAAGTTGTGGCCGTGGCACAAGCATACAAAGACATTGGAGAATACAATCCGGACTCATACGAAGATGTTATGCTTGACCAAGGAACAATCTGCGAATCATCACATCCATACTCTCATCTTATGAGAAGCGGTGGATGGGATAATAAAATGTTCGTCCGTCCCGACCTCATGCCCCACCAAATTCAAATCACGGGTGTCCGCATCGAAAGGCTCAAAGCGATTTCATACGATGACTGCTTGAAAGAAGGCGTCTTTGATTCGAATGTTGGTTATAATCGTTTTGGTTTTAGAGATAAACATTGTGACCATAACTGGTATTATCCAACTCCACGTGCCGCCTTTGCCGCCCTCATAAACCGACCCGGTGTCGGTCGCAAAGGTCTGTGGGAGTCCAACCCGTGGGTGGTCGTGTACGAATTTAAACTTGTAAAGTAATGAAAATAAGAAGAAAAATCACTGCACTATACCTTGGCGGTGGTGTCATAAGATACACGGTACAGAATAAGTTCAGATGGTGGCAAAGGTGGCACTATATGATGAACGGCGACCTCCCAAGACTTTTCAGTGCAGAAGAATTACAACTTCTCGGAATAAAACCGAAAACGATTAAATAGTAAGCCCGATGGAAATCAAAGAACTATTAATTGGTCAATGGCCAGACATGAAATTTCGCGTTGGAGAAACCAACCAAGTCTATGGAGAATGCAAAAGCATTAAATCTTCGTGGAATTTAACAAAGCAGGGTTCAAAAGGAAATGGAGAGTGGTACCACAGCGAATACACTGCAACCTATGATGTTGAGTGCATCAAGGACGGAATAACAAGACAAATCAGTTTTAATCAAGACCACCCAGACATCGTGGTCGTAACGGAAAAATGACTATGGAAACAAAGAAACTAACCACAAAAGACATCATGATTGGGGATTGGGTGGAAACTCAACACGCCCTGCGCCTGTGCGGAATCAATGATAAGGAGATTGTGCTATGAGCAAAGACTACAGAATACACCCCGTGTTCGGCATACTCACAGACCCAGAAGAAATTGCCATATTTGACCGCCAACAAGCGGAAGAAGACATGGAAAGGGCTTATTGGGAAGCTCAACAGCAAGCAGAATACGAAGCCGAAATGCGAGCCTATGAAGAAGCATACAGTCAAGCAGAAAATGAATATTACTGGATGCTTTTTATGCAAGAAAACGAAATGATAACCGATTAAAACCAAGAAACAATGACGGACAAAAAGACATCGACAAATATGGCATTTTCTCAAGAACAAAGAACGCAAATTAGCAATGCCTGTGAACGAGTCCAAGATGCAATCAACATCAACAACTCCACCCTTGCTCATTTAAATGCTGATTTAGTCCGTAAAGCAGATGAGATAGCAATAAAATGGAAGGCATACGGATTGCCTTACAATGCCATACGTGACGCGGCAATCGAAATGGCACTATGGCAGAAAGAGCAGATGATGAAATCTGCCATTGAGGTGAAAATCAACCGTGATACACTCTACAATCTTAAACCAATCATCCACGAAAAATATCAAGATTTAAAGATTGGCGACAAAATTCTAATTATCAATGAGGACGAACAATGAAAACTTTTAGTGTACAATTATTTGTTGAAACTGACGACAATGATGAAACAGGGGGATTTATCGAAAAAGTTATTGAAGACTGCTTCGATTCGTATGATGGCTATCATACTGATAACGTCTCAGCAACATTAGTTGACGAAATCAAGGAGGACGAACAATGAGCGCACAAGATTATCAAATATGCCCTGCTTGTTTCAGTGCATATATCGCAAAGATTAATAAGCGAAACCCTAAATTAATGTCGTCTGACAGAAGAGAAATTACCGATAACGAGATACTTATGCTTATCGATTGGTATCTTAATAAGATGGCTGATTCGGGAGAAAGTGGAATATCGTTTGATTCCCATACAAGGAATGGAATGCGAATACTTATGCAAT